AACGCCCCCGCCGGGCGCCGCCGTGCAGGCCGCCATCTTTGGCGGTGCCGAGGCGCCGCCGGGACTGAAGGCGCTGGCAGATAGCATCAGGTGAAGAGGTGGCAGGGAGAGGAAAGGGCGCTACCAGGGCACGAAGGCGGATCAAGCATCCGGGCCCGGGCGCCGACACCAAGCTCACGCCGGAGGTGCAGGAGAAGATCCTGCTCCAACTCCGGCTCGGAAACTTCCGGGAGACCGCTGCGGCGGCCGCCGGCGTCACGTCCCGCACGCTGCGCAACTGGCTGAAGGCCGCGGCGCTCGGCAAGGACAAGGTCTACGTCGAGTTCGCGAAGGGGCTCGAGATCGCGGAGGCTGCTGGCGAGTCGCGCGACGTCGCCCGGCTCGCGAAGGCCGGCGGAGACGACTGGCGCTCCATCGCATGGCGCCTGGAGCGTCGCTACCCCAAGCGCTGGGGACAGCAGCTCAACATCACCCTGACCGAGGAGCTCGAGAAGCTGCTCAAGGTCGCCGAGCGCGTGCTCGATGACGACAGCTTCGGGAAACTGCTCGGGGCCATCGCGTCCGCGTCCGAGAACAGGGGCACCGAGCAAGCGGAGGGCTAAATGCCCGCACCGCGGCGCGTCCGCCTCGAAGACGTCGCGGCCGAGAAGTTCCGACTCTGGCAGGCGCGCAAGGCGCGCGAGCGCGCCAAGAGCCTGGGCCTGGTCGAGTACGTTAGCGAGGTCTCACCGGACCTCGAGCCGCCCGAGCACCTGCGTCCCTACGCGGAGGTGCTTGAGTCGAGCTGCCCGTCAAAGGGCAAGCCCGGCGGCGTGCGGGTCGTCTTCGCGGCGCCCCCGCAGCACGGCAAGACCGAGCTCACGCTCCGGGCCTTCCTTTGGTGGGCGGTCCGTCGCGAGCCGCGGCGTCACGCCTACGTCACCTACAACGGTGACCGCTCGCTCGCGGTGGCCCGCAAGTTCTGGCTGCTCGCCGAGGCGTGCGGCTTGGAACCGTCGGGGGTCCTCGACGAGGTCCGGCTCCGCGGCGGCGCCACAATCAAGTTCACGTCGATCGGCGGCAGCCTCACGGGCTACCCCATCGACGGCGTCTGCGTCATCGACGATCCCATCAAGGACTCGACGGAGGCGCAGTCACCCACTATCCGGGCTCGCTGCGTCGAGTGGTTCGACACGGTCGCGTTCACGCGCCGTCACGTCGGAACCAGCTTCGTCGTCATGGCGACGAGGTGGCACCCCGAGGATCTCTCGGGTGTCCTCATCGGCCGCGGCTGGCGCTACGTCAACCTCAAGGCGATCGCCGAGGGGGCAGCCAACGACAACGGCGAGGTCGTCGACGACCCGCTGCGGCGCAAGCCCGGCGAGGCGCTTTGGCCCTCGCACAAGCCGCCCGAGTTCTTCACCGAAGAACGCAAGAACACCTACTGGTGGGCCTCGCTTTACCAGGGCGAGCCGCGCCCCAAGGGCGGCAAGGTCTTCGGGGAGCCGGCTCGCTACAAGCACCTCCCAGCCGTCTACCGCGTCGGCCACGGCATCGATCTCGCCTACACCGCCAAGACGCACCGCGACTTCTCGGTCTGCGTCACGCTGTGGCGGCAGGACCGGCCGGACGCACCGCCGCTCTACTACCTGGTCGAGGTCGACCGACGCCAGGTGCAGGCCCCCGAGTTCTCGGCGGCCCTCAAGGCGAAGCTCGCCGAGACCGGCGCTCCGCTCCGCTGGTACGCCTACGGCCCCGAGCTCGGCGTCGGCGACTTCCTCGTCCGAGACGGGCTCTACCTCCAGGCGCTTCCGGCCAGGGGCGACAAGTTCGTCCGGGCTCAGGATGTCGCGGCGGCGTGGAACGACGGCCGCGTCCTGGTTCCCGAGGACGCCCCCTGGCTCGCCGTCTTCCTCGACGAGCTCCGGGAGTTCACCGGGGTCGGCGACCTCCACGACGACCAGGTCGACGCGCTGGGCGCTGCTTTCGACCTCCTCAACGAAGGCATCTCTGACGGCCGCATCATCAAGGGCGGTTCGAGGTACGACTGATGGCCAAAGACAAGAGCTTCGGCAAGGCCATCGTCCAGCCGAGCGTGCGCTGCTCGACCACCTGGTCGCCAGCGCTCATCAAGACGGCGCTGCTCCAGGCCGACTCCGGCCAATTCCGCACCCTCGCTGATCTCTGCGACTGGACGCTCGCCGACGACCGTGTCGGCGCCGTCGCCCAGACCTTCGTGGGCGGGCTGCTGAGCCTCCCGCTCGCCTTCGAGCCCAGCGGCGACGGCCGCCGCAAGGGTCGCGCGGTCCGCGCGCTCGAGGCCGAGGAAGACTACTGGAAGATCGCCCCCGAGGACGAGGTCTTCCAAATCTACACGTGGTCGCTCCTGCTGGGATTCCAGTGGGCGCACCTCGAGCACGTCGAGTCGAACGGCCGCGTGCTCCCCTGCCTCCGCTTCTGGCACACCCGCAACGTCCGGTTCGACTGGACGAGCCGGCGCTGGTTCACCAAGGTGGACGACGGTCTCGGCGAAGTCGAGATGGTCGACGGCGACGGCGAGTGGGTCATGTTCTCGCCCTACGGCCGGTTCCGACCCTGGGCCCACGGTCTCTGGCGCGGCACGGCTCGCTGGTGCCTGCTCAAGAGCTACGCCGAGGACGACTGGGGTCGACACTCCGAGAAGGCCTCGCTGCTGGTCGCCGAGACCCCCATGGGGACCGACTCGACGCTGCGCAGGGAGCTGGCGGCCGACCTCTACGGGATCGGGCGCAACGCGGCGCTGGCGCCGCCCCCCGGCGTCAAGCTCGCGCTGCTCGAGGCCAAGGCCAACACCCGCGACCTCTACCTGGCGCAGGTCGAGGCCGCCAACACCGCGATCGCGGTGTCTTGGCTCGGGCAGAACCTCACGACCGAGGTGAAGGAGGGCAGCTTCGCTGCCGCCCAGGTCCACGGACGCGGCGAGGGGCAGCGGATCCGCGGCTTCTGCGAGTTCGAGTCGACCACGCTGCGCGAGAAGGTTCTCACGCGCTGGGCCGAGCTCAACTACGGCAACCGCGACCTGGCGCCCTGGCCGGTGCGGAAGACCGAGCTCCCCGAGGACGGGAAGCGCGTCGCCGAGATCGCGAAGCTCCGGGCCGAGTCCTTCTCCGCCATGAAGACCGCCGGCGTCACGATCGACGCCGAGGCGTGGTTCGTGCGCGGCGAGATCGAGATCGTCGAGATCAAGGAGCCCGAGCCGCCGGCGCCGCCGCCGGTGCCGGGTGAGCAGAACCCCGACGAGAACCCGGACGAGGCCGACCCCGACAAGGAAGAGGGCGAGCCCGAGGCCGACGACGAAGAGCCGGCGGACGAGAAGGCCAAGCCCGACGAGAAGGGCAAGGTCAAGCCGAAGCCCGACGACGAGAAGGCGAAGCCCGAGAAGAAGCCCGCCAAGAAGGCGCTCGCCTCCGGCTTCGACGTTCGGAACGCGACCGGCTTCGTGGAGGGCCAGACCTACGCAGACACCCTGGCGGACCGGGGCGCCGAGCGCGGCTCCGAGGCGCTCGAGGGCTTCCTCAACGGGCTGCTCGACGTGATCGACGGGATTGATTCGCTCGAAGACGCGCGGGTCAAGGTCCGGGACTACTACCTCGACGCGCTCGCCCCCGAAGAGCTGGCCGACAAGGCCGAGAAGCTCTTCGTCATGGCGCAGCTCGGCGGGCACCTGGCGGTTCGCCAGGACATCCCAGAGCTCAAGGACGACGATGGCCGCACCGACTGACGACACCCCGTTCCCCGGCGCGCCCGGTGGTCCCTACGTGGACGGCTTCGCGGTCACGCCGAGCGACTCGGCGGACCTCCCGAAGGTCACCAACGCGATCCACGTCGGCACGGCAGGCAACCTGCACTGCATCACGGCGAAGGGGTCGGAGATCACGATCGCCCTGACCGCTGGGTGGCATCGGATCCGCCTGACGCGCATCTACACCACGAACACGACCGCGGCCGGGATCTCCGGCTGGGTCTGACCAGATTCCCTACGAGAGGGCCACCGGGCGGGCTTCGGTTCGCCCGGTGGCCCGGGATTGACCCCGATGGCCTGGAGCGCCCCCGCCGACCCCGAGCGCTTCGAGGAGGCCCTCGACTGGTTCCGAGACCGCTTCCCGGTCACCGAGGAGCTGCTCGCGGCCCTGGGCGCCTACGCCGGCGACCGGGCCTGGACGATCGCCGGGGTGGCCCAGCTCGACATCCTGCTCGAGGTCTTCGTGGCGCTCGAGCGCGCCGTCGCGACGGGCGCCTCGATCTCCGACTTCAAGAAGGCCGTCAGGGCCAAGCTCGAATCGGAGTGGGGCGGACCCAAGGCAGGCCGGATCGAGCTCATCTTCCGGAACGCGTCGCAGACCGCCTACAACGCGGGGCGCTACCGGCAGATGCGCGAGGTGACCGACATCCGGCCCTACTGGATGTTCGACGCCATCCTCGATTCGCGAACCACGAAAACGTGCTCGTCGCGCAACGGCGTCGTGCTGTCGAGCGGCGACCCGTACTGGAGCGCCAACTGGCCGCCCCTCCACCACAACTGCCGCAGCTCGGTTCGCGCCCTCACGGAGGACAGCGCGAAGCGCCGAGGCATCACCGAGACCCCGCCTGACGACTCGCCGCAAGGCGGGTTCGGCAAGGCGCCCACCGAGCCACCCTGGCGCCCCGACCCCAACGACTACCCGACGGACCTATGGGACATCTACGAGCAGAAGCAGGCGCAGCGGGACTCCGGGTGATTCGCGCCGAAGGTGAGCCCCGAGCGCTCGAGATGGCGCTCTACGGCATCGTCGGCTGGGACCTCGTGGCGTCCGACGTGTCGCGCGCGCTGGCCGAGGCCGGCGACATCGACGCGATCCACCTGCGCATCAACAGCCAGGGCGGCGACGTCTTCGAAGGGCTCGCGATCTACAACCTGCTCACCCAGCACAAGGCGAAGGTCAACGTCACGATCGACGGCCTCGCCGCGAGCGCCGCGAGCTTCATCGCGATGGCGGGCGATCGGATCTCGATGGCCGAGTCGGCCATGTTCATGATCCACAACGCCTGGGGCTTCGCCGTCGGCAACTCCGACGACATGATGGAGACCGCGAATCTCCTCGACAAGATCGACGGGATGCTGGCGCGGATCTACGCGGCCCGCACCAAGCTCAAGCAGTCGCGGCTCCGCGACATGATGGACGCCGAGACCTGGATGACCGGCCAGGAGGCGAAGGACCAGGGCTTCGTCGACGTGCTGATCCCGAACAAGGACAAGCCGCCGAAGAGCTCCTCGGCCAGCAACTCGATCCGGCTCCAGTTCCGGAACGCGCCGCGCGAGAAGCTGGCGGCCCTGGGCTTCGACTTCGCGGCCGAGACGCTGGGGAGCGCCGCGCTCCGCGCCGCCGGCACGCAACTGGTGGCGACCCTGCCCGAGTCACGCCCCGGACACGAGCCCCAGGTGGGGGCCGTCGTCGAGGACGACGCGTTCAACGCCGACGGGACCCCGCGCTCGAGCGCGCTGGCCGCCGAGCAGATCCGGCTCCGAGTCGAGTCCGGCTCCCCGCTGACCCCTGCCGAGCGCGCCCTGGTTGCGAGCTGGGCGACGGCGGAGCGCAACCGCGCCCGCGCCGAGAACCTCAAGCATGCGCCCGCGGCGCACCTCGACGACCCCAACACGCAGTGCCGTCTCGGCGACTGCCTCTGATCAAGGACAAGCCAACCCCATGTCGAAAGCCATCCTGGACGCCCTCGGCGTCACCGACGAAGTGTCCGCGCTGCGCGCCATCGCGGAGTTCACCACGTTCCTCAACGGAGTGAAGGACGCCGTCGGCGCCGAGAAGCTCGGCGAGTGCGTGGTCAAGGTGCAGGCCAACGCGACCTTCGGCCGCGCCATCCTCGACGCGGTCGGCAAGCCGGCGCCCGAGGTGCTGGGCACCGTGCTGGCGTGGAAGGCGGCCGCCGAAGAGCTGCCGAAGACCCAGGCCCGCTGCTCCGAGCTCGAGGCCAGCGTGGACGCGCGCGAGCGCGCCGACCTCATCAAGGAGGGCATCGCGGCCGGCAAGCTCTCGCCCGGCCAGCTCGCGTACTGGAACGAGGCCGACGAGCACGGCAAGGCGAAGCGCTCGAGCGCGGACCTCAAGGCGTTCCTGGAGAACGCGCCGCGCGTCATCCCGACCGTGGTCAAGCAGCCGGCCGCGGAGACCGGGACCGGTCCGATCGGCGGCAAGGACTACGGGGACATGACCCCCGGAGAGAAGCACGCCCTCAAGGTTCAGGTCGGGCAGGAAGCCTTCGACCAGATCCGCAACGACTACTACCAGCGCACCGGCAAGAACAAGCCGGGCGTCTGAGCGAACCACACCACCGAGGAATAGACGATGGCACAAACCACCAAATCCGACATCCTGGACCCGCAGATCCTCACCGAGGCGGTTCAGGCGGCGTTCGCTCAGAAGAACGCGTTCATGGGCTCCGTGCTCGTTTCGAGCGGGGCCGTCGTGGTCGACGGCAGCATGCCGACGGGCGGCCCCGACGCGATCGGCCAGACCGTCACGGTCCCCTACTTCGGGACCATCGGCGAGTTCGAGGAGAACATCGCGGACGGCAGCGCGGCGACCCCCAAGAAGCTCGCGCAGACCTCCGAGACCGCCAGCGTGGTGCGCGACACCCTCGCCTTCGAGGTGACTCGCTGGGCGCAGGGCCTCGCGGCCACCGACCCGAACCTGGGTGACCCCTACCAGGAGAGCGCGCGCCAAGCCGTCGAGGCGGCTCAGCGCCAGATGGACAAGTGCATCATGACCGCGTTCGCGGCCAGTGCGCTCACGCTCGACAAGTACTCGGCGACCACGCCGCGCTACCTCGACTACAACCTGGTGGTCGACGGCAAGTCCAAGATGGGCGACGAGATGAAGTCGATCGTCGCCATGGTCATCCACTCCCAGGTGGAGGCCGACCTGCTCAAGCTGAAGGACGCCGAGGGGCGCCCGCTGCTCCTGCAGAGCCAGCGCGAGGGCGAGGTCGATCGGTTCTGCGGCGTGCCGCTCATCACGAGCGACCGCGTCCCGCTGACCGGCTCGACCATGGGCTCGGTCACGAGCTCGGGCACCACGCCTCCGGTCGTGAGCCTCTCGGGCACCCCGACGGGCGCCTGGGAGATCCACATCGACATCACGGTCGGCGGCAACTCCGACGGAACGGCGAAGTTCAAGTTCTCCACCGACGGTGGCGGGACCTGGTCGGCGCAGCTGACGGTTCCGGCGGGCGGCGGCGCGATCGCGCTGACCGACACGGCCACCGACTCGCTGGTTGGCAACAACGGCGCCACTGGCATCACGGCGACGTTCGCGAACGGCGCCTACAACGCGGACAACCTCTACCGGGCCCGCGCGAACCTGAAGTGCCACTCGCTGCTCGTGCAGCGCGGGGCCGGCGCGTTCTGGTACAACCGCAACGCGCTGCAGCTCAAGACCGACGGGAACATCCTCGCCGACACCGACATCGCGGCCATGCACCTGTACCGGGTCGCCCACCTGTACCGCCGGCGTCGCGGCGGCACCAAGCCCGGCGTCGTGGTGCTCAAGCACAACGCGTCGTCCTACGTCGGGACGCTCTGATCATGGGCCTCTCGTCGTTGCTGCTGGTCGAGCGCCAGCGGCAGGAGAAGGCGGAACGAGACAAGGCGGCGCTTCGAGAGATCGAGCGTCGCCCCCGGCTTCCGGAGGGCTTCGACCGCGACGAGGCGCGGCGAGCGATCATCGCCGAGATCGGGCGCCACCGTGGCGGCATGCCGCCGCAGCTCTTCATCGCCATGCAGAACGGGCTTCCGAGCCTTTCCGACGGCGCCATGCACGAGCTGTTCTGCGACCTCGGACTCGACCGCAAGGAAGAGCCCGAGGCTCGGCGGGAGCCGCCACCGGCGTCCGAGCCGCCCCCGGTGGCGGAGGCGTCAGCGGAGCCCGTCGGCGAGCCCGTCGGCGAGCCTGTGCCCGCAGAGCCGCCACCGCCCGAGCCGGCGGAGGACACCAAGCAGAAGGGCGGCCGGCGCGGTCGCTGAGCCGTGGCCGAGTTCAAGTCACCACGTCGCTACTACCTCCTCAAGCGCATCGCGGCGAGAGCCGAGGACGATGGGCTCGAGGGGGTGTGGCGGCACAAGCAAGAGCAGGAGAGCGGCACCGCGCTTCCGGCCAACTTCCCGCTGAGGGCCACGCTCGTCGCGGCCGGCTACTCGACCGAGGAAGACATGGACGGCGCCGACGCCGCCGAGCTCACCAAGAACACGGGTCTGTCGACCCATCAGGCCAACGCCGTACTGACGGCGCTCGCCGACCTCTGAGAGAGAACCCATGCCCCACAACCGAAACGGCGTCTACTACGCCTCGAAGAAGTGCATCGTCCTGTCGCTCCACAGCTTCCGCGAGGTCGACGCGAACGGCGACGTCGGCAACATCGTGGCGAACGGCGGCGTGCTCGCCTCCGACACGACCCCGATCCTGCGCGCCAACGCGGCCGAGACGCTGGAGATCGCCTGGGCGGCCGGGAACGCGGATCCGATCGCGACCCAGGTCGGGCTGCCCGAGGATTTCGACGGCGGCGAGCAGGTCGACGTCGAGCTCCTGGCGCTGACCGACAACGCGGGCGGCGGCGGCATCGACGCGGCAAGCTTCACGGTCGAGACGGGCTGGGACGGCGGCGCGCTCGTGTCCGACTCCGCCACCGACTCGGTACCCGCCACCACGGTCCACACCGTGAGCGCGGTGGTCGCGGCGGCCGACATCCCCGACGAGCCCAAGAGCCTCGTCCTGGCGCTGACGCCGGCGGCCCACGCGGCCGATCCGACCATGCTCCAGGGCGTGCGGATCTGGTACGCGGCCAAGCAGTTCGAGTCGCGGCCCTGAGCCTCCCACTGAGCCATGACGCCCTACGCGACCGAAGCGCACTTCGCGCTCGTGGGCCTGCCGGCCCCGTCGACGCAGGGCGTCAGCTCGGAGAGCATCACGGAGGCGCTGGCCCAGGCCAGCTCCAAGATCAACTCCTACATCGGGGGGCGCTACAACCTGCCGCTCTCCAACTTCGGGCCCGATCTGCGTCGCTGCGCGATCATCATCGCGGCCTACGACCTCATGACGTTCCGCGGCTACAAGCCGCAGACCGAGACCGACAATTTCCGGCTCCGGTACCTCGACGAGATCAAGTGGCTCGAAGGGGTCAGGGACGGCAAGATCAACCCCGAGGGCGTCGTGGACGCGACGCCGGCCGACACGAGCGACGACGGGGACTCCTCCGTGGTCTGCTCCGACGCGCCGCGCGGCTGGTGAGCCCGTGGCCGACTTCGAGATCGACACGAGCCAGGTCGCCGCGCTGGCGCGCCGGCTCGAGCGCTTCGCCGATGGGCAGTGGCGCACCAGCCTCATGGGCCAGGTCGGCGAGGAGCTCGTCGAGCTGGTGCGCGAGGGCTTCGAGCGCCAGGCCGACCCCTACGGGGCCCCCTGGGCACCGCTGAAGCGGCGCTCGGGTCGCATCCTGCAGGACACGGGGCGGCTCCGCATGTTCTTCGTGCGGTCCAAGTCCGCGAGCATGGTGCGGGTGGGCACGCCGGCGTTCTACGGCCGGTTCCACCAGACCGGCACCAAGCACATGCCGGCGCGCAAGATGGTTCCTGACGGCGCTCTGCCGGGCGCCTGGTCCTCTCGGGTCAACGCCATCGTGGAGCGCGTCATCAAGCAGGCGATGCGGTAATGGCGACGCGCTTCGACACCCTGGTGGACGCGGTGATCGCGCGGTACCAGGCCGACACGGGCGACACGGCCACGACGCACGAGCGCGGGGCGCGGCGCCTCGCCGAGAACAGCGTCGGGACGCGGGTCGTCTGGATCCGCGACGGCGGGCAGGTCGCGCAGCCCCAGCGGCTCGGCCCCAGATCGTTTCGGGTCGCGCGGTCGCTCCGGTGCGAAGCCGGGTCGAGCGGGTGACGGCTGTCATCTTCACGGCGGCGGGCCCAGGGCGCGACGAGAGCGCGGACAACGGCGCCGCCGAGGCCATCCTCGACGGGCTCATCGGGGCCGTCGATGCGGTGCTCGAAACCGCCCTCGTGGGCGCGCCCGAGTATGCCTGGTTCACCGAGACCGAAGAGGGCGCCGACTGGGCCAGCAACGGCGCCAAGGTCGCGCTCGAGATGGCGTGGCGCGTGGGAGTGACGCGCGGCTCGATGCAGGTGGTCTACCCGCAGACCTTCACGGCCACGACGACGTCTGGCCGCGGCGACTTCTCTGACGACTTCTCTGACGAGTTCCGCCGCATGGGCGGCGAGGCGGCCTGATGGCAGACACCGAACGATCCAAGGCGACGCTGCTCGGCCTGCTCGCGAGCAACGCGGCCGGAGCCATCACGGCGCAGGAGCTCCGCGACCTGCTCGTCTCGGTGCTCGGCGGCTACGCCAGGATCTACGTGATCGACGGGGCGACCCCGCAGGCCGTGTCGGCGACCCCGACGAAGCTCGCGTGCTTCGCGGCGAACGGCCCAAGCGCGGGCGCGACTCCGGATCACGCCAACGACCAGATCACGATCGGCACGAGCGCCGACTACTGGGTGGAGTTCACGGCGAGCTGCTCGGGCGACGCGGAGACCTACGTGGCCCGGCTCCGCAAGAACGGCAACGCCGAGGGCACGCTGGCCGCCGAGGCCAAGCTCGACGCGAGCGGACGGATGACCCTGCACTTCGCGGGCCCCGTCACGCTGGTGCAGAACGACGTGCTCACGGTCTACGTCGAGGCCGGCGGAGCCGCGAACCTCACGGTCAAGCACGGCACGCTCGCCGTGCGCCGCATCGGCTGACGCGCGCTTCGGCGCGCTGGGAGAACCACATGGCGGAACAGAACAAGGCGCCGCCGGCGCCGAAGGCCGAGCTTCGCTCGCCCGACGAGTGGGCGCGCGCCAAGGGACAGTGGGTCGAGTTCAAGGGGGTCGTCGACCCCGAGCTCGGCAACGGGTCCCACTACACCTGGCAGCACGCCTGCGCTGCCGTGATGCACGGCTGGCGAGAGCACGAGCACCAGGCCGGCGCACCCATCCAGATCACCGAGACCGACTACCTCGCCGCGCTCGATGCCGCGGCCCCGAAGGTCGGTCACCCCAAGCGCCACGGCCCCGCCGTGTCGCCGCACGCCCCCTCGCTGAAGGAGTGACATGGCTTCCCCCTCGCTCTCGGTCACCATCAAGGATCCCGGTCTCGCGACCGTCAAGCCCGCGTCGTCGATTCCGTGCGTTCTCGGCCCGGCAAGCGCCGGGACCGCGAACGTCCTGGTGAGCTACAACTCGATCAACGACGCGGCCAACGGCTCCGGCCAGGGGCAGGGCGTCGAGACGGTGTGCCGCATCCTGGCGCGCTCCGGCGGCCCGGTCCGGTTCATGAAGATGGCGACCAGCGTCGCGGCGTCAAACGGCGTCGTGACCCCGGTCCGCGTCGGCACGAGCACCGGGACCGTCACGGTCGCTGGCACCGCGCTCGACGACTACGAGGTCGAGATCGAGGTCACCAAGACCGGCACGCTCGGCGCTGGCGAGTTCAAGTTCTCGCTCGACGACGGCCGCACCTACTCCGAGGTCATCCAGATCCCGGCGGGTGGCACCTACGCCATCGCCAACACGGGCCTCACCCTGACCTTCGTGGCCGGCGGCGGTCCCACCTACTTCGAGAAGGGCGACAAGCACAGCTTCGACGCGACTGCGGCCATGTGGAACGCGACCGACCTGTCGAACGCGATCGCGGCGCTCAAGCTCGACACGACCACCACCTGGGACTTCCTGGTGCTGGCGGGTCGGCAGGCGACCGGGGCTGGGGCCGCGACCATCTTCGCGGCCCTGGATACCCACCTGACGGATCTGGCGAACAACCACCGCTACACGCGCGCCCTGATGGACGGCGGAGCCGAGGCGGCCGCCACCGTCAAGACGGCGTTCGCGGCGGCCACGAGCCGACGCATCGCGGTGTGCTTCTCGACCTACGACGTGCCGAGCGCCAAGCCCTTCCAGGGCTGGGGCGCCCCGATGCGCCCGACCGTCAACTACTTCGCGTCCCTGGCGGCCGCGAACCTCATCAGCACCGACCTGGCGTTCTCGCCGGCCGGCGCGCCCGAGGGCGACATCCTCGCGATCGGTCACGACGAGTTCACGGCCTCGACCACGATGGACGACGCCAAGTTCTCGACCATGCGGACCTGGCCCCAGCAGGAGGGCTACTTCGCGAACAACTGCCGGCTCAAGAGCCCGAGCGGCTCCGACTTCAAGTACTGGCAGCACGGCCGCGTCATGGACACGGCCTGCGCGACCTGGTACGCGGCGGCGCGCCGGTGGAGCTCCGCGGGCCTGCGCTGCACGAGCGCCAAGGTGCTCTACGAGCCCGAGGCGATCCGGGTCGAGACCGACATCAACAAGGATCTCGTCACGGTGCTCTCGACGCCGAAGAACGCGACGGGGGCGGTCGGGCACGTCTCGAAGACCGACACCGACGAGGGCGTCGCCTACCGCGCCTCCCGCACCGAGCAGACGCTCGTCACCGAGACGGTCTCGGGCGACCTCGCGGTGCGACCCCTCGGCTACGCCAAGCAGATCAACGTCACGGTCGGGTTCAGCGCCAGCGTCGCTGCCGCGGCCTGATAGGAGCACCAGATGGTCGCGTATCCCGACAAAGACGGCTTCGCCTTCAGCTTCTCGCGGGCCGAGATCGACATCGCGGGTCGCCTGTTCACGGCGATCCGGAGCATCCAGCAGAGCCAGGCGCTCGAGGAGGGCGTGGTGCGTGGCGCCGCGTCCGAGCCGCTGGCGCGCACCGACGGCGAGCTCGGCATGGGCGAGGCCACCATCGAGTGGGGCAGCGTCGAGGAGCACGACGACTTCCTGGCGCACCTGGCGAAGCAGCCGGGCGCGCCGGGCTGGGGTCGCAAGCTCTTCAACGTGCTCATCGTCTACACGAGCGCGGACGGGACGCGGACCCGCAAGGTCGAGCTGATCTCGTGCCGCGCCCTCGACTCCGACGAGACGGGCGAGAGCGGGCCGGACCCGACGATGCCCTCGATGCCCGTGAGCTTCTTGCGGCGAAAGATCAACGGACTGAGCCAGCTCTGACGGGCTGGGCCTGGGAGGTGACAATTGAGCGACTCATACCGGACCGCCGCGGCGGTTCCAAAGGAGCTCGCCGACCAGATCGGCGAGTGGACGCGGGAGTACGGAGAGGTGGCCGTGTTCCACACGCGCTACGGCACGTTGGTGGCGCGGGCGCCGGACCAGGACGTCTACGAGCGCTTCCTGGACAGCGCGGCCGCCGACGCCAAGGAGCGCAAGAGCAAGGCGGCCGCGTTGCGCGAGCTGGCCCAGCTCTCGATCCTGCACCCGTCCCTCGACGAGGTGCGCGCGGTCTTCAAGAAGCTGCCGGCGCTGCCGGCTCAGATCGGCAACCGCTGCGTCGAGATGGCGGGCGGCCAGATCGAAGGTGAGATCCAAAAAGCCTGAGCGAGTGGAAGCGCTCGCAGCGGTACCCAGTGGTAGCCGCTCGCGCGCTTTCTGCGTTCCACGAACGCGAGAGGGACTCCAAGGGCGCGCCCTCGGCTCGCTACCGGGCAGGCGCCCTGCTCGTCGCCGAGGCCTTCGACAACTTGCGCATGGTGGGCAAGTTCATCGAGGCGCTCGGCAAGAAGAAACGCTGACCCATGGCTGACGCGACCGACATCGTCATCAAAGCGACGGATCGGGCGACAGGTCCGGTCCGCAACGTCGCGAACGCGTTCCGTGGCGTCGAGGCGGCCGCTCGAGCAGCGTCGGCCGCCGGCGCGACAGCTCTGTCGAAGATCAAAGCCGAGGCGTCCGGCATGTCGGACGTGATCAACAAGGCCGGCTCGAGCGCGAGCGGAGCCTTCAAGGACATGTTCGGCGGGCTCACGCACGGCGTGACGGTCGGCACGCTTGCGGCGAACGCGATCATGGGCATCGTCGGGGCTGCGAAGAACGCCACGCTCGCTGTGCTCGGCCTGGTCGCCTCGTTCGCGCGCGGCGTCGTCGAGGCGGCCGCGTTCGCTGAGCAATCGAAGCTGGCTTTCTCCCTCCTCATGCACGGGAGCGCGAACGCGGGCCAACAGTTCGAGCGCGTCGTCGCCTTGGCGGTCAAGTTCGGGCTGCCGGTAGAAGAGAGCGTCAAGACGTTCCAGAAGCTCTTGGCGATGCAGTTCAAGCCCGCCATGGCCGAGCAGCTCCTCAAGATGGGCGCCGACCTGCAGGCCATCGGTGCCAGCACCGAAGAGGTCCAGGGCGCCCTCACCGCCATCAGCCAGATCAAGGCCAAGGGCCGGGTCCAGGCCGAAGAGCTTCTGCAGCTCGCGGAGCGTGGGGTCTCGACCGAGCTCGTCATCACGTCGCTCGGCAAGGCGCTGGGCAAGACGAACGACCAGGTCCGCGCTCTCATGCAGGCCGGCAAGATCACGGCCGACCAGGGCATCGCGGCCATCGGCGAGGCGATCAAGATCAAGACTGGGTCCAAGAACGCGGGCGACGCCGGCGAGAAGTTCGCGATGTCGACGCTCAGGGGCATGGCAAACGTCTTCAAGGCCAAGGGCGCCGCGTTGCTGATCGGACTCGGGGAGCGGATCACCAAGCCGCTGGTGGATGCACTCGGCCCGATCACCAAGGACCTGATGGCGGCGCTGGACAGCCCGGAGGGCAAAGCCGCGCTCGACAGCATCGTGGCCGGCTTCACGTCGGTCCTGGGTGCGCTGAAGCAGGCCTGGCCGCTCGTCAAGGAGTTCGCGGGCGGGCTCATCGAAGGGCTCGCCCCGCTCAAGGACGTGGGCAAGGGGTTCACGGAGGCCATGGGGCCGATCCTCAAGGTGTTCGGCGTAGACGCGAAGGACGCGGCCTCTGGCGCCCGCTTGCTGGGTCAGGCGCTCGCGCTCGTCATCGGCGCCGCCACCCTGACCGGGGCAGTACTCGCCGGAATCGTGACCGTGTTCGTTGCGATCCCGGTCGCCATCTTCCGAGCCGGCGTCGCGATCGGCGAGTTCATCGCCGAGACCGTGGCCTGGATCGCCGGGCTGCCCGGCCGCATCGCGGCCTTCTTCGGCAACTTCTCCTCGGCCGCCATGACGCTCGGGACCTCGATCATCGACGGTCTCGTGAACGGGATCTCGGCGGGCGCGGCTCGCGTCATCGAGGCGGTCAAGAGCGTGGCGACCTCGGCGATCACGAGCGCGGCCACCGTGCTCAAGATCGGGTCCCCCTCCAAGGTCTTCGAGGAGCTGGGCGGCTTCGCCACGGAGGGCTTCGAGCGCGGCCTCCAGGGCGGCACGGGCGGCGTCGTCTCGGCGTCGGCTCAGATGGCCGGCGGAGCCGTCGGCGGGGCCGCTGGCGGAATGGGCGGGCTCGGCGGCGGGCCCCTGACGGTCCACATGCCCATCACGATCGACGGGGCTGGGAAGAACGCGCCCGAGATCGTGGACGAGCTCCAGCGCACCTTCATGGCGAACCTGGCCTCGGCCTTCCGCCAGCTCCAGGCCGAAGCGGGGGCGTGACGTGGCGACGATTGCCGACGTGACGGTCGAGGGCTCCACCGCGACCTTCGACCGGGACGGCTACCCCACCGTGGCCGTGACCGAGGACGGCGAGACGCTCTCCGCCGTGATCACGGGGGTCGAGATGGAGGCGCCGACCAGGACGGTCAGCGCCGCCGAGCAGGCGGCCGGGATCTCGTCTCTAGACCCGCCAACGTGCTCGACGAACGACGGGGCGCGCGAGCTCGTGAACCTGGCGCAGATTGCCCTGAGCTCCGCGGTCGCGAACACGCGCGGCGCGCTCTCGGGGCCCGAGGACATGATGCTCCGCCACCGCGTCGCGGTCGCGACCTGCGCCGCGCTCCGCGCGCTCGACTACGAGGTGTGACGTGCCGCAGATCCCGCACTGGTCGGAGCCCGAGGAAAGCGGTGCGTTCGACGACGCCTGGGACGCGCTGAGGCTCGGCGGCGTCTTCGTGCCCGGCATTCCCACCGTCAAGGTGAAGCTCCCGGTCACCAAGATCGACAAGCAGAAGGCGAAGGCGAAGGCCGGCGCGAAGCCAAAGGACCAGGGCGCCGACTCGCCGACGGTACGGATCGGGATCGTGCTGATCAACCGGGCCGATCTCGAAGTCTGGTCCCGCGACATCCTGCCGATCGTTGCCCCGAAGCCAGGGGTGGAGCGGAAACCGCTCGACATTCAGCACCCCAACTGCGCCGCGGCTGGGGTGTCCGCGATCATCGTCGAGGACATCGAGTTCGACCACCCGACCGCCAAGGGCGGGTGGAAGATCGACATCGAGGCGACCGCGTACACCCCGAAGCCGCCGGACGCGCCAGGCCTGGGCGGACTCAAAGGGGTCGGAGCCAACGAGTCGTGCGCGGCGCTGTCCGCCAAGGCGCAGGCCGCCACGTCGAAGCGCGAGTCGCTCCAGGCCGCCAACGCCGACGCCATCGCGGTCTACGGGCAGCTTCAGACGAACCAGCAACTCGTCTCGACGTCGCAGCTATCGACCGCAAAGGCCAGGGTCAAGGAGACGTCCGCAGCGCTCGAGCTCGCCAAGGCCGAGGAGGGCGCGCTCTACGCCGCCATCGCCTCGAAGTGCAAGAAGACGGCGGCGCCGCCGTCGAAGACGGCTCAGGAGAACGTCAAGTGAGGCTCACCGAGCTCGACCCGACATTCCCCGGCGCCCGCGGCGAGGGCGTGACGCGCAACGGGCAGCCCATGCCAGAGCGCCGCGGTGTTGGGCTCATGTGCAACTGCCCGTGCGGGTGCGAGAGCCTGCTCTACGTGCCGTTCGCGAACCCGCTCGACGGCGGCCCTCAGCTTGAGGCCCAGGGCTGGCAGCGGGAGGGCGACACGTTCGAGACGCTGACGCTCGCGCCGTCGATCCTCCGGAGCCGCGAGAAGGGCGGCTGTGGCTGGCACGGGTTCATCACGAACGGAGAGGTTCTCACCGTATGACGGCCACCCTCGCAGGAGCCCCGCTGCTCGAGGCCAGGCTGGTAATGGCGCTCACGGGGCCCTGGACCGCCTACGCCCAGGCCTCCGCCGACGAGGCGCCCACCGGCCGCGTCGTGATCGACGACGGCGGATTGCAGTTTCGGGGAACCGCTCGCACCGGCGGAGTCCACGGGAACCGGGCGCGTGTTCTGGTGGTAGGCGGCGCGGGCGGGCTCTCAAACGCGCTCCCGGCCAAGCACTACCGGGCCGCGCTGGCGCGCGCCGTCATCGAGGACATCCTCCGCGAGACCGGCGAGGCGCTCGCGCTCGACTCCGACTCCACGGTTCTCTCAACGCTGCTCCCCTTCTGGACACGGGAGGAGGGCCCCGCCGGTCGCGTCCTGTCCCGTCTGGTCATCGACGAGCTCGGCGCCAACTGGCGCACCAAGCGGGACGGCTCGGTCTGGGTGGGCCGCGACTCCTACCCCGAGCAGAAGCTCGACCACGTGCTCGAGGCCTACGACCCGTCGGAGAAGGTGGCCGTCATCGCGACGGACCGCGCCGAGCTCCTGCCCGGCGTGACCTTTATGGGGCAGCAGGTGAGGCGCGTCGCCCACCTCATAGCCGAGCGTTCTCGCTCCGAGGTCTGGTTTGGCTGACCTCGACCAGCTCTTGGCCGGCTTCAAGGCCCTCGTGGACTGGGCGACGCGCGAGCGCCCGTTCCTCAAGCTCTACCCCGCCACGGTGCGCGCCCAGAACGGCGACACGGTGGACGTGGACCCGGACGACGCGTCGATCAAGGCGGGCGGTCTTCAAGGCATCCCGCTTCGCCACGGGCTTCCGGGGATCACGCTCGAACTCGACGTCTCGAAGTCGCCGCGGGTCCTGCTCGGCTTCGAGGGTGGCGACCCGAAACGGCCATTCGCCGCCCTGTGGAGTTCGGGCGGGACAGCGAAGATCGGCTCGGTGCTGATCGCGCAGAACTCCGGATCGCTCGCACTGCTCCCGCCGCAGTGGTTCCCAGCCGGCACCGCCGGCGACGCTACCGCCGCCGCCGCACTCGCCGCCGTGCTCAGCGCGGGGAACGTCGGCTACCTGCTCCCCCTCACCACTCCCATCCTCAAGGTGACCTGATGCCCATGATCGCAGGCAGCGTCGACGCCGCGGGCGTCGGCACCGGCATGGCGAAGGCGCTCTTTGATGCCGAGTCCGGAGGTATCTCCGGCGACCCGTCACTGAGCGCCGGGATGAAGACGGCTCTACTGACCGGGCTTGCGGCGCGATGCACGGCGCACGCCGTCGCGGTCGTGTCCTACGTGCAGGCCAACGCCGTCGTCTCGAGCGTGACCGTGTGCCCGGCGGGCGCCGGAACCGGAACAGGACCCGTCACGTGACCGACCTGGGCTCCGACTTCTCCGGCATCACGGACATCGACGCGAACCTCTCCGAGGTCGATGGCGTCACGGCCTACCCCCAGGCCATCGCGCGCCGCTACCTCGACTCCGGGCTCTTCTACGATCCCGAGTACGGCAAGGACGTCGCGCTGCTCCTGAACGCCGGCATCACGCCGTCACGCGAGCGCGCGGCGCTCGAGGCCGTCGCGAAGCAGGACGAGCGCACGCTCTCTGCCGACGTCGACCTCACGCTCGACTCCGAGGGTGACCTCACCATCACGGTCGAGCTCACGAGCGTCGACGGCCCCATCAAGCTCGTCATCGACCCGAAGAACCTCACGGTCGAATTGCTCTCCACCGGCTGAAACCATGGCGCTCTCCATCGCACAACTCCTGACCCCGGTCAGCAAGGCCGAGGCCATTCAGTGGCTCATCGACCAGCTCGGTGCGGTCGGGTTCAACGCGAGCTCGTGGCAGTCCGGCTCGATCCGCCGGACCATGCTGGAGGCGTTCGCTACCGGCGGCTCCGACCTCACGATCGCGGTCCGGATCATGACCGAGGCGGGCTTCAACGCCCTGGCCTCCGGCGCGCTCCTGACCGATTTCTCGAAGAGCCGCTACGACAACACCAGGATCGCGGCGGTGCGGACGCGTGGGCCGCTCCGGCTCACCACGGCCGCGGGTTCTGGCCCCTACACCATCACGATCGGCCAACTCGTCGTCAAGGACGCGACCAACGGCTACACGTACCGGAACGTCACGGGCGGCACGCTCACGGGCGGCACGACCAACGACACGATCATCTTCGAGGCCGAGGTGGCGGGCTCGAGCCGGAACGTGGGTACGAACACCATCACGGTGCTCGCGACCCCGCTCGCTGGCGTCACGGTCTCGAACCCGGTCATCACGGGCTCGACCTGGTACACGACCGCCGGGGCCGACGAGGAGAGCGACGCGGCACTCCGGACCCGCAACATCACGAAGTGGGCGCTCTTCTCGCTGGGCCGCCCCGCCGACGCCTACCGGAACATGGCGCTCGGCGTCGCTGGCGTGACGCGCGTCGGAGTGGACCAGACCAACTCGCGGGACACCGGGTTCACCGACTGCTACCTGGCCGGTCCGACCGCAACGGCCTCGGCCCAGAACGTGACCGACGTGCAGGCGCTCTACACGCTCTACGAGGCTGCGGGCGCAACCACGACGGCGTTCGCCGCGACGGAGAAGACGATCAACATCGTCGGCCAGATCTTCATCGAGGCCAGCAAGAACACGGCTGCGGGCCGCGAGGCTGTGCGGCAGCGACTCCGCGACTACATCAACGGGCTCGACATCCGCGGCGTCATCCTGCCGCCAGCCACCACCGGCGTCGTGCCCAAGAGCGAGCTCATCGGCGCCGTCACGTCGGCACCCGGCGTCAAGTCCTTCCCCATGACGTCGCCGAACAGCGACACGCCGCTCCTGGTCAACGAGGTCGCGGTGGTTGGCTCGCTGCCGGCCGACAACGACTTCGTTTCGGTCTGAGCCATGGCCTCGAACTACCGCGAGTTCTTCGCCACCGCGCTCTCGCCGCGCTGGGCACGCGGCTACTTCGGCGAGCGCTGGATGGGTGTCAAGGCCCTACTCCTCGACGTGATCGCCGAGGGCTTTTCGGAGGCGCTGCGCGCCCCGGACCTCTACCGCGACGCGATCACCGACGACGCGCTGGACCTCGACGGCGAGGAGCGCAACATGCAGCGCTACGCCACCGAGACGGCGGCGCAGTACCTGTCCAGGCTCAAGACCGCGTGGACCACGTGGCAGGGCGCCGGCAGCAAGACAGCGATCGAAACGCAACTCGGGCTCGCTGGCTTCACGGGCTCGAAGGTCTACACACCGAAGCGCACTCACCCCGTCACCGGCAACCTGTTCGGCGAGTGGCTGCGGCCGCCCTTCACGCACCCCAAGACGGGCACGAGCTGGTGGTCGCGCTTCTGGGTCTTCGTCCCGGCAACGGCATGGACCCCGGCGCCGATCCCGATCTGCGGCACACCTGGGCTTGTCGCCAGCTCGAGCGTGCTCTGCGGGACCGGCGCCAGCATCGCCGTGGTCTCGACCCTGCGCAGCATCGTCAAAAAGTGGCGCGCCGCTCACATCGTCTGCCTCCGCATCATCCTCGAAGAGACCGCGCCGACGTGCGGGACCGGGCTAGTCGCGGGCTCGGGCGTGATCTGCGGCGGCATCACGCAAGGAATTGACACGGCCCTCGATTGAAGGACTCACCTCCAAATGCAGAACATCACTGACGTCGATACGTTCACCGATCCTGCGCAGGCGATTGCCGACGGTGACGCGCTGAACGGAGCCAACTTCCTGACCATGATGCAGGGAGCGGCGAACCGCGCGGCCTACCTGCGCAAGCGCATCCATGGTGCCACGGTTGGCGACCCGATCCGCTTCCCGCTGATCGTCCTGCCGGTCACCGGCGCATCGGCTGGCAAGTGGGGGTGGATGGCGGCGGGCTCGGCCGGCGCGCTGTTCCAGAACGACGTCACCACGAACTATCCGCTCTACCTCGAGCTCACGCACCCCAAAGACGTCACGCTGACCACGATCACCGCGGTGCTCTGCGGAGCTGCCGGGCACGGAGCCCTCCCGTCGCCCATGCCCAAGCTCTGGCTGTATCGCCAAGATCCCGGGAGCTCCGGGGCGCCGACGCTGGTCGGCTCGATGCTCGACGCGGCGGCTAGCACGGGAGCCTACCAGGTTCCTCACGCGGTCACGATCAGCGGCCTGAGCGAGAACCTGACTCACGACGGTGGACAGCGCTACTTCGTCAAGATCGACGGCGAGGGCAACACGAACGGAGTGATCGGCTTGGGTCTCCTGAACCTCCACGGCCTCATCTCCCCGACCTGAAAGATCCCTCCATGAGCTGGCTCGATGACCTGCTAGGGTTCAAGGACGTTTTCGTCGACTCGGTGCTCGCGTCACCGCGTCGTAAGGCGTTCAATCTGATCCCTGGATCCAACGTCGCGATCGTGGCTGCGGACGACGCGGCCAACGGGCGCACCAATATCACGATCTCGAGCACGGCCGGCGGCGGCGGGCTGGCCTCCGACTACAAAGACAGCGTGACGGCCGCGAGCTCGGCCGCGCTCCCGGCCTATACGCGGGTCGGCGACACGATCACGGCGAACGCCAACGGTGTGCTGGCGGCGCAGGACGGCGTCACGCTGACCGTGGGCGCTCGGCGGTTGCTGTTCTGGCATGGCGCCGCCGGAGCCGACAATGGCACCTACGACGTCGTCCAGATGGGCGACGCGGGCACGCCCTGGATCCTCAGGCGCACGGTCGACGGCGACGGCAACACCGAGACGTTCTCCGACGGCACGCGAGTCACGATCGCGGAGGGCACGCTCTACGCCGGGCGCACCTTCAAGGTGACGACGGACGATCCAATCGTCCTGAACACGACCTCGCTCACATTCGCCCTCGACACCGGCCTCGCCAACGGCACCGCCAACTACCAGCCGCTGACCTGGAACGGCGCCACCTGGGTCGGCGCGGCGCTGAATCTCGCGCAGGCCGCGGCGGTGACGGGCGTGCTCGGCGTGGCGAATGGCGGCACGGGCATCGGGCTCGGCGCGGCGAACACCGTCCTGCACGTCAACGCTGGCGCGACGGCGATCGAGTCTACGCTGCTGACGACGAGCAACCTCTCGGCCTCGGCGGCGATTGCTGCGTCGCAGCTCGCGTCGGGCGGCGCGAACACCGTGCTGCAGGGCGGCACGCCGAACACCTGGACCGCGACGCCCACGGTCACCTCGCTGGCCGCGACCTACATCGCTCTCGGTGCCGACCCCGCCGACACCGGCGCCATCCGTCTCTCTCATGCGATGGGCGTGTACGGCGAGAGCAACACGCCGGGCACGGATCGCGCGGTGCTGACGTGGGGTGTGACCGCCAACGACACGACCACGTTGGGCGACGCGACCGTCGCAACCAGCATCGTGGGTTCCAGCGTCGGGATCAACGCGGCAGCCGGCACCATGATCGAGGCTGTCGAAGTGGCGGCCGGACGCCGAGTAGTGTCTTTGGCGCTCGGCGCTGATCTCACAACCACGGAGATGCCGGCGCTTACAGGCGACCGCGTGGTTTACATCGCCAACGCGGCCACTGCGCCGACTACGGGCGACCCGGCGAGCGGGCTTATCATGTACGGCACCAGCGGCGCGCTGGGGCTGCACGCGGCCGGCGTGCGCTTTCACGAGCGCGTCACGGCAGCGGGCATCTTCCACGCGGCGCGCACCACTGACGCCGCGCCGACAGCGCTCGTGCTGACGCCGCAGGCACCATACGCTTCGGCATCGGGAGCAAACCGCGATGCGGTCGGGGTCACGATCGCGCTGTCGGCGCCGGCCGGGGCGAGCATAGTCGAGGGCGCACTGATCTTGACACGCGGCGGGTCGCCTCAGGCGGCCATGGGGCCGTACCCTGGATCTCCGACCACGTACACCGCGCTATGGTTGATTCCGGGCACTGCGCCGACCGGCGCGAACTACGTGTTGCTGGAGAGTTCGTCAGCGACTTTGCTCAACGCGCCCGCCGGAGGCACGATCTACTTTCGCGCGGGGCACACTGTAGACCTCGCCACTGTCAGCGCCAGCGCGATCTCGAGCTACGTCGCCACTGTTGAATGGAAGTCGACGGTTACGGCTCCCACACTGAAACAAGCCACGCACGCGACGACGCCGCAGACGATGACGCTCCAGGCGATGAACGTCACGACGGGCACGGGGTCGCAGCTCGCACTGAAGGCCGGTACGGGCAGCGTCGCCGGCGGAATCGTGAGCGTCGAGGGACACAACTTCAGCCTGTTCGACGCCACGGGGAGCTTCGGCTCGGGCGTTGGCGTGCTGTTCGGCAAGACTTACACGACGATCCCGACGACCGCGCCGAGTGGCGGCGGAATCAAGTATTGGGACGGCGACGGCAACGAGTGGGCGGTCAACGAAGCCGGCGTCCACACGCAGCTCACACCCTGAGGAGACGAGATGGCAGACGGAGCAATCACAGGGCGCCGCGCAGCGATCGGGACGGTGGTCCCGGGCAGCGCTGCCGAGACGGTCATCACGGGGTGTGAGATCACGCTGCCAAGCGGCGTGGACGGGTTCTACAAGGTCCACGGCGAGATCGCGACGATGGCGCCCGCCGCAGGTAGCAAGCAGGCGATCGAGGTCAACGCGCAAGTGTACGTCAACGACGGGTCGGCTGGGATCGGCGCCGAGGAGATGCACGGCAACGTCGGCGGCGCGGGCATCACCGGAAGCCTCAGCGTTACTGGCTCGACCGTGCAACTCACCGTGCAGGACTGCAACGGGATCCGCGCTGTTGGGCTGCTCACGCTTTTCGGCGTCGAGATGACGATCACTCCGGCGTGACAGCGATGCAATTCGGACCCGGAATCAAGATCGGCAGCGGCTTCCGCGGCGCCATCGGCACGACGCTGTTGGGCGCCGGCGTCACGCTGAACTTCGCCGACGGCGGCTCGGGCGTGGTGCGGATCGAGGCAACCAGCGCGCAGGACTACCGGTGCTCGGTGTCGGCGGACGTGGAAATCATCGAACAGGCGAGGACATGATGGCACTCACCAAGACCGAACAACGAATCGCAAAAGCCGGCGCCGACGTGACAATATGCGGCTAGGAGCAGGCAGGATCGGGCGCGCAAAGTGCGGGTTCGCCGCGAGGCCAGAACTCGGCGAGGACGCGATATTGTGGCTAGACCCTACGACGGGTCTAGTCACCAGCGGCGGCTACGTGGATCAGGTCACCGATCGCTCTACGTCAGCAAACCACGCCACTGCCAGCGGCGGCGACCGCCCGGCCGTCGACGCTATTAATGGTGTCGCGGCCTACCTATTAGACGGCGGTACTCACGCAGTGCCATCTCTCGCCAGTGCCGTCACTTCAGCGCGCACCATGCTATTCGTCTACGACCGCACCGCGCTAGCTACTCCTCCGTCCTACGCGCCGATGCTCGGCAGCGACGCCACATACTACGATTTTTCGTCGGCCGTCACTCAGCCCAAGATGTTCTCAGGAGCCAACACTGCAATGGCGCTGCGCGGCGTCCAGGGCGGAGGCACCTGTGAGATCCGAATAAACGGCGAATGGGCGGAAATCCTGTGCGAAGAAGAAGGCACTCCCGCGACGGAGAAGCCGTCGGCGCCGAGCGTGATCACGCTGATGGCCGGTGGAAGTGTCAGGTTCGATAACGTCGGCATGGATCGCATAACATCGCGCGTAGACCATTCGCGCCGCGGGGATCTGATGGTGTTCGACAGTGTGCTCGACGCGCGCCGGATCGTCGAAACTGAGAACGCCCTGCTTGCGAAATATAGTATCGTTCCGAGTCTCCCGCTGCGCACGGTCGTCTTCACGGGTAACTCGATAGTGGCGGGGCAGGGCGCCGTAGCCGGGAGCACCGACTTCACCACCGTTGCCCTGTCGCTACTCAATACCCCGGCCGCGTGGAAGTCGCCGAACTTCAGAGCTTACAATGTCGGCGTTGGAGCACAGTCGACGCACACAATGCTCACCGCAGACCGTGTGCGTGTGGATCGTAAACTGTCCGAGTATCACCCCGCCAACGTCGTGATCATCTTCGAGGGCACAAATGACCTGTACTACGGCGCGAGCGCGAGTACTGCGCTCGCCAATTTGCTTGCGGCGTACAACCTGCAACGCGCCGCATGCCCCGGCGTGCGCGTCGGAGTGGGCACCGTTCTGCCGCGATCGAACTCTGGGACACCAGGGACATTCAACGCGGACCGCGCGACGCTGAACACCGCGCTACGCAATGTGCTCGGCAGTGCGGTGGTGGACTTCGCCGCAGACGCGACAATGGGCACCGACGCAGCGTCGGAGAATCCGACCTACTACCCCGACAAGGCGCACCCGTCGGTAGCTGGGCACGCGATCCTGGGGCAGATTACGGCGGATTGGATCAATGCGGCAGTGCCGTAGCCGTAGGGAGAGGACACATGAAGTACATCACCAAGCCCGCACGATTGCCCATCGGCCCCGAGGGATTCGGCGTCGACGATCTCGCGAAATTCCTCGTGGCGACGTGCACGCAGTTCAACGAATCGGGCGCCGGCATTCGCGCCGGCATCCGGATCGAGGACGCCTGCGAGCGCGACAAGGAAAAGCACTACGTCGAACTGACGCCCGACGCGCACGCGCTGCTCGCGGCCGCGGCCGAGCACCCAAGCGGTGGCTATCCCGTCCTGCGCGGCGAGGCCGACGGGAAGAAGATCGAGCAGAGCATCGCGCGCGACTGCTTGCGCTTCGTGGACGCCATCGCGGAAGCCAAAGACGCGCCGCCCTCAGTCGTCGCCGTGCCTGACGCCAAGCCTGAACCGCAGGCGGCGGAGTAGTCACCACCACCCGGCGCCGGTGCGCGTCGGCACGAGTCGCGGCTTCGGCTTCGTTCGACTCGCGGAAGCAGCTTCCGGCCCAGAAGCTGCGCGCACCTCTGACTCACTCGAAGTCGACATCCCACGTCATTATGTCGATCGGCGTGAGCCGCATCGGCAGTGACCGACACGGCAGTCCGCAGACGTAGTTGCCGGCCCCGTCCAGCAGGTCCCACGACTCGACCAGCGTCGTGGTGACGCACTGCTTGCTGCCGCGGAGCCTCGCGCCATCGCGGTGCAGGGGGACAGAGAAAACGCAGCGCCCGCGGCTGACTGCGACCGCGTAGCCGAACGGCGTCGTGGGGTTGGTCATGCCCAAAACGTAGCACGGGGCCGCCCTCGTGCGCTTTCGCGAAAGAGCATCATGAGCAAAGGCAACACGACCGAAGTCGACATTCTCGCCAAGGTTTTCAAGGCGACCGCGCTTTCGTGGGACGCCGCGACCGACCTCGACATCCACCTGCACACCGCAGACCCGGGCGAGGCCGGAAACAGCACCACCAGCGAGGCGACCTACACCAGCTACACGCTGATCACGGTCGCGCGCAGCGGCGCCGCGTGGTCGGGCACCAACCCCGTCAGCAACGCCGCGCTGCTTCAGTTCCCGCAGTGCACCGGCGGCACGAACACGATCACGCACGTCAGCATTACGCCGACGGGCTCGACGCAGATCCTCTACTCGGGCGCGCTGTCGGCATCGCTGGCCGTGGCAAACTTGATTCAGCCCCAGTTTGCTATCGGCAGCCTGAGCATCGCGGAGGATTAGGTGTGGCTGGATAAGGTTCCCATGCTGACACCTCCACTCTACCAGTGCGCCGCCTGCGGGCTCGCAGTCGCCATCACTCCCGAGGGCACGCCGATCCGTGGCTGCAAGCATGACACCGCGGCGATCCTCGCCAACGCCGTGGCGAGCATGCAAGGCGCGGGCGGGCTGTCCGTCGGGCAACGCCCCGAGAAGCGCTAAGCCGTGGCCGGGTTCGCCAACATCGCCAAGTACGTCTCGCGCGACGTCGACGACGGAGCGGTGACGTACTCGTCGTGGCGCAAGCAGCCGGCCGTGGTGACGTCAATCGGGTTCTGGCAAGACCTGTCGATGGCGCCCGGCAACCCGAGGCCGAACTACTACGCCAGCTCGCCGCTCGTCGCCGCCGCGCTGAAACAGTCGACCGATGGCGGGCTCTACCACGGCGGCGCGGTGTCGCCGAAGACCAAGCACCTGCGGCGGCTCACGGCGCTCACGGTAACGGCGGGAGCAACGCCGCTGCCGATGATCCTCTGTGATTATCTGCTGTACTATCCGTTCGTCGACGAGGGCACGGTCGACGAAGAGCAGGTGATGGATAACACCGTCGCTCTACCTCGTTACACCGACGGCGAGGGCGTGCAGATGATGGCTGTCGTCGTCGCGGGCGGCACGGGCCTCCCCGCACGATTCAGCGTCAACTACACGAACCAGGCCGGCGTCGCGGCGCGCACAAGCGCACTCTGCCAACTCGGGACGCAGGTCGTCAACGGCACGATCGCGACAAGCGCGCGGGCCACGGCGCTCTGCTTCGGTCCGTTCATTCCGCTTCAGGTTGGCGATACCGGCGTGCGCAGCATCGAGGGCGTGACGTTCACGAACGGCGGCGACGTCGGGCTGATCACGCTCGTGCTCGTGAAGCCGCTCGCGGACATCTCGATCTTGAACATCACGGCGCCGGTGGAGGTCGACTACCTGCTCGACCGCCCGTCACTCCCGCGCATCGTCGACGACGCATACCTGAACTTCATTTGCCTGGCCAACGGCTCGCTTTCTGCGGCGCCGATCCACGGCGACATCACCACGACCTGGAGTGCCTGATGGGCTTTACCTCGCAAGACGATCTCATCAATTCGATGACCGTCGACGGCAAGTTTTTTCGCGCCGATTTCAACAAGCTCACGCACGCAGTCGGCGCGCACGTCGCGGGTGAGTGGATCTGCCTGTTTCACAGCACCGGCAACCCGACCAATGGTGTGCTTTCGGGCGCGACGAACAAGTCGTTTCAATCGCTCTGCGACGAGTCAACGGGTGCGATCCGAAACGGTGGCGCCGTCACGCCGGATACGAAACACATCCTGAACGCATCGGCGTTCTCGGCCGCGGCAACCTCGATGCCGGCGATCTTCATGCTCGTCGACCTGCTCGGGTACTACCCGCTGACGAGCTGCACGACCACTGGCGATCAGGCCACCGTCGAAAGCGACACGTTCACGGCCAACGCCGGCACCGACGTCATCACGCACAGCGCCTACGACATCGCGTCTTTCACGCGGGTTCGGCTGACGACCACGACCACGTTGCCGGCCGGCCTCGCGACTGCCACCGACTACTGGACGGTCCGGCAATCGTCGACGACCAGCAAGCTGTCATCGTCGATGGCCAACGCGATTGCTGGCACCACGATCGATATCACCGACGCGGGCACTGGCACTCACACGATCACGCCGGGCCTGCCGCGCTACACCGACGGGGCCGGAGTGCAGTGCTTCGTGACACCGACGACCATCATGGGCGCTGGCACGCCCAACATGCGCATCACGTACACCGACTCGGGTGGCACTGCCGGCAACGTCACGCCGGCCACGCTGCCGATCGGCAAGACGGCCTCGAACATCGGGCACATCTCCTACTCGGGCACGGGCGCGGGCAAGTACGGCCCGTTCATGCCGTTGGCCGCGGGAGACTCCGGCATCCGGTCGTTGCAGCAGCTCAACCTGAGCGCGACCTACACGTCCGGCGCGCTGAGCTATGTCTTGTGCAAGCCGCTGCTCACGCTGCCAATGACGACCATCGGCGTCGCGGCTGAGCGCGACCTGCTCAATCAGGTTCCGTCGCTCCCGCGAGTCTACGACAACGCTTGCCTCGCGTGGCTCATGTACGCGGGCGCGGCTACGCCGGTGTCCAGCGCGTTCTACGGTCACCTGGATTTCGGCTGGAGCTGACGTGCTTCTCGGCTCCTACTCCGTCCTCCGCAAGAGCCCTGGCCGGTTCTTCGGCGGCTCGTCGTCCGCGGGCGGCGAAGCTGCGCAGATGCGATCGAATTGGAACACCAGCGGCTCGATGCGCAACGCATTCGGCCACACCGACTGGGAGCCGAAGTCGGGAATCCCCGACGGCTATCGGCCCCCCGGCGCGTGGATGCTGCCGCAAACCGCGGGTGGCCTCTCGGCTCGGTTCGAGATCGCGGGCACGGGCAGCGTCAGCGCCGCGAATCTGGCGGGCGGGCTCTACGGCGAATCCGCCATGGCCGGCTCCGGTAGCGTCACGGCGGCGGCCACTGCGCTCGGGATCGCGTCGGCTGCGCTGGCGGGCTCAGGTGAGTTCACGGCAGCGGCGTCGGGCCAGCTCGCGCTCGCCGCGTCGCTGCTCGGCAGCGGCGACATCACCGGAGCGCTGAACGCGGTTCTGAACGCCGAGGCCGCGCTTGCCGGCACGGGCACACTGACCGGCGACATCGCGGGCGTGCTCCAAGCCGCTGCCGTCCTGGCCGGCGTCGGGGCGCTCGCCGGCGACATCACGGGCGCGATCAACGCCAGCGCTACGCTGGTCGGATCAAGTTCGCTCTCGGCCGACGTGATTGGTGCGTGGTACATGGCTGCATCGCTCGCGGGCAGTGGCGACGTGACCGCGGCAATGACCGGACTCGGGCTCATCGTCTCCGAGTTGATCGGTACCGGCTCGATCACAGCCGCAACGCCGACCGCGCCGGGCTCGATGACGGCATCGATCTCGGTCGCGACCTCCGACCCGCTCAGCCCATCCAGCCTAGCAGCGGCCGTGTGGAACGCGCTCGTGGCTCAGTACCAGGCCGCGGGCTCGTTCGGCGAAGCCATCGCGAACGGATCCGCCGGCCTGACGCAGCAGCAGATCCGCGACGCGATGGCGCTCGCGACGGGCGACACACCGGCCGCGGGCAGCATCGACAACCTGTTGCTCGAGCTATACCGCCTGGCCGGCCTCGACCCGACGCGCCCGCTGGTCGTGACCGCCACGTCGCGCGACGCGGGCGCCGAGATCTCGCAGACCGTCGCCGAGGCTCCGGCCGGCACCGTCACTGTTACGCGAACGTAGACCAGGGACCGCGATATCCGCGCGGCTGAGGGTACACCAGGACCGCGCCGGGAAACGGACAGCGAGCACGGAACCTCGCGGCGAAGACTTCCGCGAGCGCGCCATCGGCGTCGGGAAATAACACCACCGTGTCACTGACCACCTCGGCGCACAGCCCGGAGATTCCGGTTTCCGCCGCGATGCCGATTGCGAGCCGCCACACGGACTCCAGCGCGCCAGCGGCCCACATCGTCTGGCGCAAGGCCTCCTCTATCTCACGCACCGAACCGAACATCCCGCAAGCCTAGCCCATGATCTCCCCGCTGTCAGTCGCAACGCTCGGGCTCGCGCTGCTGCCGCTGCAACCGCTGGCAATCGCCACGGATGGTTGGATTGTGGCCGATGTCCCCGTCGTGGTCGACGTGCGCGGCCACGTCGTGCTCTCGGACTCGGCGCCGTTCGGCGTGACGCTTCGGGACGGGTGCTCCGGTGAGCTGTAGCGCTGTCGCGGTATCGGACGCCGCGGTGGACGCCGTGACGCTCGCCGACTCCGAGCCGTTCGCTTGCGCCATCGGGGACGAGCGAACTTGCGACCTGACGCTGTCTGACGCGGCGCCCTTCGCCGTGACGATCCACGACATCTACTGCGACGAAATCGGGCCATGAACACTTACGACATCGGCGACGTTGCGCGGCTCAGCTCGGCATTCACCGCGGCCGGCGTCGCGACAGATCCGAGCACGATCACGCTCATCGTCAAGACTCCGGCCGGTGTCGAGACGAGCTACACCTACGCGCTGGCAGAGCTGACGAAGTCGAGCGAGGGCGTGTTCTACCGCGACCTGGACTGCGCCGAGGCCGGCACCTGGCACTACCGATTCGTCGGCACCGGAGCGGTCAAGGCCGCCGGCGAGGCGTTCTTCGTCGTCCGCCGCTCGCAGTTCACGCTCTGACACCGCTCTCGCATCCTAGAGACTACACGGGCCAGCGCCGCGTGCCTCCCGCGCGTCCCCGCCGCCGGTTCGTGTAGTCCCTCGGGTGCGAGAGCGCCCCGTCCTTTCCCGCCTTGGAGGCACCCATGCACGATCTGCTAACTCGCGCGCACGCCGCGCTTGCATCGATCCACCCGCTGGCCCCGTGGGCGGCGCTGACCCTCGCGATCTTCGCGCCCCAGTACGCCATCCGCAAGTGGCGCCCGCTGTGGTGGGAGCGCTTCGCCCTGCTCGGCCCCGAAGCTGCCCTTGCGAGCAAGATCTGGCAAGGCCTCCCGAGCGTCCTGCTCGGCGCGCTCTGTGGCGCCTACGTCAGCGGCGGCGACGCTCGAGTGGCGTTCTACGGTGCGCTCGCCGGGGCTCTGGCCCCGCTCAAGCACGAGCTCATGAAGCGCTACGTCGGAGGCTCCTACCCGGCGGCCTCGACGGCGCCTCGCAAGCCGCCGCCCAGCGTCCCGCCCGCTCTGATCGGTGTCCTGGCGTTCGGCCTGACCGTGGCGGCGCTCCAGTCGTGCGGCGGCAATCCCGAGGTCGTGCGGCCACCCGAGCGCCAATCGGCCGGCACGATCATCCCGATTCCGGAGCCCCAGCCAGAGGCGGCCCCGCCGTCGGTCGAGGGCTTCGGCGCGGTCGTCGTGACCATGAAGACCGCCGACGGCGTCGTCCACGCGATCCTGTGCGGCGGCGAGGTCTCGAGCGACCTGGGGCCGGGCGCCGCGGCTTGCCCCTACGACCACCAGGCCGGGCGCACGCTGCTCAAGTTGGAGCGGGACGGTGGGTCGTGAGATTCGCAGCCACAACCGCGTCGCTCACGGCACTTTTGGCCGCGATTGCCTGCGGCCCGTTCGCCGACCCGATGGCGGCGGAGTCGGGGAATCCCGAGTGCGGTACTGACGCGCTTGCGAAGCTGATCGCGGGCCGCGCCATCGACCTGAAGCAGGCATGCGAGCCGACCCCGGTCGAGAAGTGCTCCCGCATCCTCAAGGACCCCGTCATCGCGACGTGGAAACCGCGCTTCGACGCCTGGGAGCGGTGCCAATGAACCCCGCCGCACTCGCAACCCAGCTCGCGACTCTCGCCGCGAAACACCCAGACGTGTTCGCCATGATCGTCGACGTGATCGGCATTGCGCTCAAGAGCGAGAACCCGTGGCGCGCCATCGTACGCAAGATGATCCGCGTCGCAGCCGAGAAGGCGAGCGACGAGCTCGCAAACGAGCTGATGGGTCTGAAGTCGATAAGCAAGGAGTGACTCGGGTGCGCCTGTCCACGCTGGCACTGATCTGGCGAGTCGTCGGCGCGATCCGCGCCGCGCTGCGGAGGCTCCGATGATTATCGGGATCTCAGGCAAGGCGGGCTCCGGCAAGGATGCGGCCGCCGACGTGCTGGTGCGCGAGCTCGGCTTCGTGAAGGTCGCGCTGGCGGACCCCATGAAGCGCTTCTGCATGGGCCTCTGGGGCTTCTCACACGAGCAGCTCTGGGGCCCGAGCGCGGCGCGCAACGCGCCCGACCCGCGCTTCCCTCGCCGGGCCCATGGGCACCTGGAATGCCTGAGCCCTCGGCACGCGCTCCAGACGCTCGGAACCGAATGGGGGCGCGCCTGCGACGAGGGCGTCTGGATCCGCTACGCGCTCAAGGTGGCGCGGACACTCGACGGATCCGACACGCTCCACTACGACCAGGCGGCGGGCATCGTCCCGAACGAGTGGCTTCGTCACTGCGCCGGCGTCGTGATCCCGGACGTCCGGTTTCGCAACGAGCTCGATGCGATCCGTGACGCTGGCGGGCGCGTCTGGCGCGTGCGTCGCGGCGCCGGGCTCGAAGGCTTGGGCGGTCTTCACGCGAGCGAGCGCGAGCAGGACGAGATACCAGACGCCGACTTCGACGTGGTGATTCGCAACGACGGCGGCCTGGCGGAGTTGGCGCGCGCGGTCTGCCTCGCGGTGGCGTGATGGCGCGCGACGTCGAGGCGACGGCGGCTGAGGCGCTCGACGCGGCCCTCCGCGTCATCGAGGCCGAATACCCGCTCGACTACGAGACGCGGAAGGTGTGTGCCGCCAAGGTGGCGGAATGCCTTCGCGCCCAGACCTTCCTCCGCAGCGACGCCGAGGACTTCGCGAGCCGGCCCAAATGGTGACCCCCTTCATCTTCCTTCGCGGCTCCGACGAGAGCCACAACGCGGCGCTGGCGCGCTGCGCCGCCGAGGTCTTGGCGCGCGGCACCATGTCCTTCACGGAGCGACGCGCCGAGCACGAGGCCTTCCTCGAGCAGACGCTCGGGCGCGGGCGCGAGCTGCTCTGGAACATCCACGTGGGCCCCGGCACCGAGTGCGCCGTTTTCGTGGGCGCCTGCGCCATCGCGGCCGGAGTGGTTCCCAAGCACGGCTGGCCCGCCGCTCCAGCGATCACGACGTGGACCGGCCTGGGTGGCTTCAGTTCCAGGTGCTGGATCCCCTACGTCGGGGGCCAACTGCGGCCCAAGGATCCGCTCAAGACGCCTGCCCACTTCTTGCCTGGCGACGTGCCCTACTGGTGCGGTGGAACCGCCAAGACCTGGCCCGCGGCGTTCAACGGGCACGTCGAGATCCTGGAGGTGGGCTCGGGTCACATCTGGACCACGGCCGCCGGTGGCGGTGGAGCCGACGGCACCAAGTGCGCCATGACCGGCCCGAAGGACATCCGAGAGAGCTGGGGGCGTCCGCTCCGAGGCGTCTGGCGTCCGGACCTCTTGGCGACGCCGCGCCCCGTGTCGGACACGGACCCGGCTCCGCCCCCGTCGTCGAGGCCGCCCACCCCGATCAACCGCCGCAAGCTCGTGATGACTGTGCCGCCGATGCGAGGCCAGGACGTGGCGGAGTGTCGCTGGCTCCTGCGCATCGCGGCCGGCGACACCTACGACGCGGAGGCTGAGCGCGCCGTGCGCGCGTTCCAGGCGGCGCACAAGCTCACGGTCGACGGCGTCGTCGGCTCCATCCAAACCTGGCCCGCACTGCTCAAGGATCGCCCATGAACGAGCACGAGACCCCCACCGATCCGCGCGGCTACGAACCCCCGAGCGACCCGCAGGTCGACGCCGCCAAGCTCTTCGCGACCGCGGCTGGCGAGGTCATCGCCGGGCAGCTCGAGCCGCTCCACAAGGCCGTGGCGGACGTGGCCAACCTGGTGACACGCGATCACGTCACGACGAACCGCCGATTCGCGATCCTCGAAGCGACCCGCCTGGCGCCCACCATTGCCGCCCTGGTGCTCTCGATCGCGGCCTTCGGCGTCGTCGCCGTGGCGGTCTCGCGGCCCGCGCAGGCGAGCCAGGTATGCCCGGAGGTGGCGCGATGACGACCCGCGACGAATACTCGCTCGTCAACGCCGAGGTACTGCGCGACCGCCGCAAGTCGAGCCCGGACAGCGATCCGAACGAGCTCAAGCGTAGGCTCCGAGAGCGCGAGGAGCAGGACGACGAGCGCCGGGACGAGCGCATCTCGAAGCTCGAGGAAACGGTCTCCGGCATCGACAAGACCATCGCCGAGTTCAAGGCAATGGTGCGAGCGTGGCTCATGGCGACGACCGCGCTGTGGGCGCTGTTCGTGACCGCCGCCACGCTCGTAATCAAGTTCTGGCCCGGTGGCAGATGATCGCGCTCGCGCTGTTCGCCCTCATCGTCACCGCGACAATCGCCGTCTGCGCGTGGGTCCTTCTCTGGTCCAACCGCTGACGCAAACACTGATCCGGCCGTAGGCCGGCAGCCATCAGGGCCGGCGCTTCGCTGCGCCACCAACCCGCGCCCCCACCGACACGCTCGCTCGTGCTGGTGGGGGCGTTTCCTTTTTTGAGTGCAGCCGCACTCAGACTGAGAGCAACAGTGCGCTTCGACCTCAAGTACACCGCCGAGACGCTCCAGACCTGGCGCGAGGTTCTGGCTCGTCACGACTCCGTCGCGGCAGCGGTCGCCGAGATCGGCGTGCCCGCGCGGTCACTGCACGCCGCTTTCAAAAGGGCCGGCGAGTACGCGGGCCAGTGGCTCAAGACGCCGCACGCCAAGCGACCGGGGAAGCCGCCGGCGCCAGACGCGAAGCGCTGGATGGCGGTGCGCCCGTTTGCCTCGGCCGACCAGCAGAGGGCCATCGACTCGCTTCTGTTGCGCGGCAGCGTGGCCGCAGCGGCGGCGGCACTCGAGCTCACCCCGAAGCGCCTTCGAGCCCTGCTCGCCGAGGCCGAGTTCGGGGCCGCTCGAGCAGGGTGGAGCCCAGCGCACGACATGACGAAGCCCGTCCCGGACGGCTTCCACGTCAAGGGCGTCTCGACCTACTACGGGAAGGACGGCGAGAAGCGCGGCCAGTGGGTCAAGTCGAAGCGCGACCAGGAGAGCCGGCTCGAGGCCTTGCTCGACGCGGTCCAGCACCTCGCGGAGCCCTTCCGCGGGGCCATCGATCCGGTCAAGCCGCCGGAGCACACCAACACCGACCTGCTCACGGTCTACCCGTTCGGCGACCCGCACATCGGCATGTACGCGTGGGCCGAGGAGACCGGGGCGAGCTTCGACCTGGAGATCGCGGAGCGGAACCTGGTGGCCGCCGTGGACCAGCTCGTCGCGCTCGCGCCGCCGAGCTCGCTCGCCTACCTGCTCAACCTGGGAGACTTCTTCCACACCGACAACGCGAGCAACCAGACGGCGCGCAGCGGCAACGTGCTCGACGTCGACACGCGCTGGCCGAAGGTCTACCGGGCCGGCGTGCGCACGATCCGCCGGTGCGTGGAGCGGGCGCTCGAGAAGCACGACCAGGTCTACCTGGCCAACGTGCCGGGCAACCACGACGACCACAGCGCCGCCGTGCTGTCCGTCTGCATGTCGCTGCTCTACGAGTCGAACCCGCGCGTCAAGGTCGAGCTCTCGCCGGCCGCCTTCTACTACTTGCGCTTCGGGCGCTGCCTGATCGGCACGACCCACGGCGACAACGTGAAGGCTTCGGACCTGCCCGGGATCATGGCGAGCGACCGCGCCGCAGACTGGGGCGAGACGCGCTACCGGCACTGGTACACCGGGCACGTCCACCACGACAGCCTCAAGGAGTACCGCGGCGTCACGGTCGAGACGGTCCGCACGCTGGCGGCCGGCGACGCGTGGCACGCGCGCAGCGGCTACCGCTCGGGCCGCGACATGAAGCTCGACGTGTGGCACAAGCAACTCGGCCACATCAACCGGCACATCGTCGGGATCGAGCAGCTCACCGGGGGTGCGGGATGACCTGCGCCATCGGGCTCGAGCAGGACGGGCGTGTCTGGCTCGGGTGGGACAGCGCGAGCACGGACGAGCTCTACTCCCAGGAGATCGTCCGTGACCCGAAGGGCTGGGTTCGCGACGGCTGGGGCTTCGCGTTCGCCGGGTCCTGGCGGTGCGGTCAACTGCTGCGCCACGAGCTCCGGACCACGCGCCGCAGGGCGACCGACGTCGATCGCTACATCACGTCGGTGCTGGTGGCAGACATCCGGGCGATCCTGGCGCGCGAGTCGGAGGAAGAGCGGCAGGCACTAGAGATGCTGATCGCCACCAAAGGGCGCCTGTTCGGGTTCTCCGCCAAGACCGGCATGGTGCTGCGCAACGCCTGCGGATTCGACGCCGTGGGCTCGCAGGAGGCGCTGGCCGGCATGACCCTGACGGCCGGGCGGACAGACCCGGAGAGGCGACTCCGCGCCGTGCTCGCGGCGGTGGCAGCCCACAGCGCGAACGTGCGCGGGCCGTTCACCGTGATCCGGGTGTAGCAGCCGCGCAACCGACCGCGTAACCCTGCGATTAGGTGCGGGTTTTTCGCGGGCTAGTCTCGAACCTTGCGATCTTCACGCATCGCGTGAACTTCGCGAGTAGCGACGGCCCCCGTACTAGCGCCAGTGGCACTTTCGGGGGGCTCTCGGCGCGTCGTGCCGGTCGCAGGATCGGACGGTGGTTCCACGGGTTGCCGGTTTCGAGCCGGGACTTCGTGGCCGCCCATCGCCGGAGCTGCGACGCCTCCGGGCAACACTTGAGCGCTGGAATCGTGGGCGCGGAGGGCGGCGGTGAACCGCGCTCGCGCGATGTCCGGGCGCAGCGTCGCCGCGAACCCCTGCTCGACGGACTCGGACCATGCGCGGGCGGCGTCCAGTGCGCGCTCGGCGGAGGCGAGGCGTTCGGCCGCCTTCTCGCACGCTAGGTTCATCCGGTCCACGTCGCGGTTAGCCAGGTGTAGCGCTTCGTCGGATTCGGCGAGCTTGGCGTGCAGCTCATCGATGGTGCGCGTTTGGCAAGCGTGCATGTCGGCGCACTCGGCGTGCAAGGCCTCCGCCTTTTCCGCGCGGGCTTCGGCGGCGTCGAGCTTGGCCAGGTAGTCCTCACCCGCGAGCGGCCCGCACTTCGCCAGCACCTCCGCGCGCACCGTGGGGTGCGCGTTCAGGCAGGCGATGATGTCGGCGGGGGTGGCGCACGCGAGCTTCTCGTCGTTGTAGCGAGCCTCGGCGCCAAACACCGGATCGAACGGCGCGCGGTAGAGGCACTGAAACTCCACGCCGTCCCACCGCCACGAGAGAGTCTTCGCCATCACTCCGCCTTCCTTCCGATGCCTTGGGGTGCATGCCGCGGCAGCGGGCACCAGTGCGTTACGATGACGCCCATGCGTTGCTGCCCGCGGAACCACTCCCCATCACGCCGGCCGATTACCGAATAGGACTTCCCCGGCTCGTCGTAGGTGCGCCCATACGGCTCCACTACCCACGCCACGAAGTCCACGCCCTCTGGCGGCCATGTCGCTGGGTCGCGCGTGACTTCACTCCAGTAAGGCTCATCCACGCCCCACCCCCATCTTCGCCATCGCGTAGCCGGCGGCCACGGCTTCCCAGCCCCACGGGCGCAGCGGCTTCACGACGCCAGCCTCTGGAGGCGCTCCTCCATGTGAGCCCGCCGCGTGTTGGTGAAGTTGTCGCGCGACTCCTGGAGCACGGCGCGCTTCTCCGCCGCGCCAACGGCCACGACACAGACCTCGCACCCGACCGCATCGCGGAACCGTTCCGCCTTCTCCTCGCCCTCGACCAGGGCGAGGAGTTTTCCGTCTGAGGCTCTCTTGATCGCCAGCATCACGTTCCTCCAATCTCGATTCGCGCGTCGGCCAGGTGGTGTTTTCGGTGGCAGCTTGCGCAGAGCCAGCGCACGTCCAGGGGCCGCGCGTAGTCGTCGTGGTGCGCATGGATGACCCTCTCGGTGGTCCCGCACATCGAGCAGGAAGAGGGCCGCACCAACCGACCCCGGCGAAGAGCATTAGCAACCGCCTCACGTGCGCGCGCCTTGACCGGCTCAAGCCGCCGCCGCTCCTTGTCCCGCGCGGAGTGCTCGTCACGGTGCCGCTGCCGCGACTCACGCGTGATCTGGCGCGCGCGCTCGGCGCCCTCTGCCGTGGAGCGCTTGAGGGTCATTCTTTCGCGATTGTCGGACCGAAGGCGCTCGGCGTTGCGCTCGCGATAGGCGCGCTTTGAACTCAGCACCCGGTCTTTGTTGGCGGCCACCCATTCCCGCTCGCGCTCTGGATTGGCCGCGCGGAGCTCGCGCTGACGAGCAACAACGCACGCGCGGCACTTCCCTTTGCGACCGTCGCGGTTCTGTCTGTCGCGCTGGAAGTCGGTGAGTGGCTTGGAATGCCCGCATGTGTTGCACACCTTCACGCCGCACCGATCTCAATCTTGGCGTCCGCGAGGTCCACCATGCTGGGGCTGTGGCTGACGAACAAGACGTGCCTCGCACCGATCAGATCCGCTGCGCGGCGCAACATAGCGATGTACGCGCGCCCGGCGGCCTCATCGAGCGCGGCACCGCTTTCATCTCTTACGAGAGAGACATCCGACATACCCGCGTTCCGGCACGCGATCGTCGTGAGCGCCAGCGAGACGGCCTCGCCGAGCACGACGCGCTCCCCGCCGCTGAACGACTCGAGCGGTCCCTCGCGCCCGCGCACCGTGTCGATCACGGTGATCTCGCAGTCCTCCAAGAGGCGCTTGCCGTCCGAGCTCTGGCGGGTCGTGTCGAGCGACACGGTCCAGCGCGACCCGTAGGCGTGGTGGAGCAGGTCGCTCGCGATGGCGCCGAGCTCGGGCCCGCCCGCGTCGATCTCGAGCGCCTGGAGCCCCTGCTTCCCGAGGTCGTCGGCGAGACGCGTCCAGTCCTCGACCTCGGCCTGGGCCGCGTCGAGCTCGGCCTGCAGCGCGTCGATCCGGGCGCTCGACGCGCTCGCGTCGGCGAGGCGCTGCTCCCAGACACTGACGATCTGGTGGGCCGACACGCGCTCGAGGTCCGCGTCCTTGACCTTCCGCGCAGCCGCCGCCACGTCCGGCGCCGGGGTAGGATGGGCCGGCGCCGGACGGGCGGACGAGTCGATGCCGGCGAGCTCGGCCCGCACCGCGGCGAGCTGGGGCTCGAGCTCGGCCAGGCGGGCCTCAGCGCCCGCGAGCGGGCCGGCCTTGGCGGCCAGCGGCTCCAGGGCGGCGACGGAGTCGCGCGCCACCCTCGCTGCCGCCTCGGCCGTTCGGACCGCGGCGTAGGCCGGCTCGAGCCCAGCGCGGCGCTCCGCGAGAACGCGTGCGGCCTCGTCCACGCCGCCCTGGCCGGCCCGGAGCGCGGCTCGCCCGGCCTCCGCCTCCGCTTCTGCAGCGTCCACGTCGGCCAGGCGGGCCGCGAGGGCCTCCGTCTTCGCCAGGTCGCGCCGCAGCACTTCGAGCGCGTCCCGGGCGGCCCGGAGCGCCTCCTCGGCCTCCCGCACCCGGCCTGGGTGCGCGTCGGCCTGGGCTGCCGCCGTGTCGTCGGCTTCGAGGGTGGAGTCGGCCACGTCCCGCGCCGGCGTGTCGCCGCCGAGCGCGATGGTGGCGAGCCCCTCGCGCAGGTCGTGAATGCGGGCCTCGGCCCCCGCCACCTGTTCGCCGCGGACCGCCGCGAGCGCCTCTTCCCGCGCCGCGACGGCCTCCTCCTGGCTCTTGAGCGCGGTGCACAGGCCGGGCAGGGAGGCGGCGGCGGAGCGCACGGCGCGGGCGTCCACGAGGCGTTTCTGGGCAGACTCGACCCGGTGCACGGTCTGGAGCTGCGCTGCCACGGCCGCGGCGTGCCGCTCGGTCAGGACGGCGACCTCGCCCTCCAGGGCGGCCAGTGCGGCCCGGGCCTGGGCTTCGTCGTGCTCCGCGAGCCGGACGCGCTGGCGCGCCACCTCCAGGTCGGCGACGGCAGCCAGGATCTCGGCGGCCCGCTCGAGCACGGCCCTGTTGTTCTTGACCCGGGCGGCCAGGTCGGACTCGCGCTGCGTCGCCTCGGCGCGCCGCGCGTCCAGCTTCGCGCTTTCGGTCGTCCAGGCCTCGAAGGCGCGTCGGGCCTCCGCGACCGCAGCCTCGGCTGCCCTGGCCGCGTCGAGCTCCCGTTGCGCGTCGGCCAGGGTGGCCTCGGAGCGCTCCGCGCGAACGCGTGCGTCGGCGAGCTCGACCTCGACCCGAGAGACGCCGGTGCCGTAGCGCTGGGTCTCGTCGGCCAGGCGAGCCTCGATTTCGGACGCCTTGGCCTGCCACGACCGAGCGCGCTCCCGCGCCTCCTGGGCCTTCGCCTCCAGCGTCTCGACGTCGGCGACCACGCGCCCGATCACGGACATGCGCTCGGAGCGCGAGAGGGCCGCGAAGCCGCCCGAGCCCTGGGAGCTGAACGTGGTGAGCGCCAGCACTTCGGGGTGGGGCAGATGCTTGGCGGCCCAGGCGTCGAAGCTCCGCACCTTGGAGTCCGCGAGCGCGGGCCGCCCCTCACCGTCGAGCACGAGCGCTTCCGCCTTCCCGTTCACGCCGTCGACCTGGTGACGGATCTTCCACGGCTGCCCGTTCACCACGCCGACCTCCAGGATCGCGTCGCGGGTGCGCGCGAGCCCGGCGAGCGGGCCGCGTGTCGGGCACTTCCGGTAGAAGCTGCCGGGCGCCCACAACTCGAGCGCGGTGGACTTGCCGGCTCCGTTCGGCCCACAGATCGCGATGAGCTTCGCGTCACCGTACTGGCTCAGGTCGATGTCGAGGTCCACGTGGCCGAAGCCACGCGTCTTGATGGTTTCGAGTCTCACTTCTTCCTCCTGACCCGCGGGTCAACCGCCACCGTTTGAACAGGCGCCCAGGCTCTCCGCCTTCGCCAGCAGTCGCGCACGCCGCTCGGGGTCTGGCTCGTTCCCGCGGTGCCGCCAGAGCGCGCAGAGCTTGTCCGCCAACGTGCGCATGCGCGCGACCTCGGGCAAGCGGGCGCGGTTCACCGCGATCACTTCTTCTTCGATCTTGATGTCGGCGGCGCCGAGCGCGAGCCACTCCGCCTTGATCTCGGCGGCGGCGGCGCGGGCCGCGTCGCGCTGGTCGCTCGCGACGCGGTAGCGGAACCGGACCTCGGCGGATTCGAGCGGCGGCAAGTCGGCCTCGTGGAGCTGGGCGCCGTCGTGGCAGAACATCCCGTCGGCCGTCCACTCGTAGTCGAGCAGGAACATCGGCGTGGCCGGCGTCTCGACCTCCCGGAGCGCCACGAGCCGTGGCCCGTCAAACTCGGCGATCACTACACTCTTGCGCTCGAGCTGACCGTAGCTCGTGCGGAAAGGCGAGCCCGTGTAGAGCGCCGGGGCACCGGCTATGTCGAACCGCTGCGCCTTGTGAATGTGCCCCATCAGCGTGAGGTGGGCGCGCGCGAGCGCGAGCTCAGCCAGGCCAACCCGAATCGGCTGGCCCAGGAGCGGCTGGCCGGTGCTGGTGATGGCGCCGTCGCACATGAAGTGCCCGAGTAGGATGCGAGGCCCATCGTGTTGCTCCATCTGGTCACCGAGCCCACGGAGCACGTTGCAGAGCGCCTCGCCGACGGCTTGGTCGATGACTTCTCCGCCGACGGCGCCCAGCGCCGCCATGAGCGTGACGCGCTCCGGCCAGGCCACCGCGGCGATGGCCGCGCCACCGATGCAATGCACGGCGGCTCTCTCCTCGACGATGATCGGGTGCCGGCTGCTGAGCCGCCCCATCAGGGCGCAGTCGAGTGGCTTGTCGTGGTTGCCCTTGGCGATAACGATGGGGCAGTACTCCGCGGTTTCAGTCAGCCAGTCCGCTACAGCTTCGCGCTCGAGCGGGGTGGAGCCCCGCTCGTACACGTCGCCGGCGCTCAGGAACACGTCGGGGCGCTCCTCCTCGACGAGACCCACCATCCAGTCGTGGACGCGCTTCGCCTCGGCAAAGCGGCTGTGCTCGTCCCAGTGGTGATCTCCGCTGGCAATGAGTTTCATGCCGCCCTCCGCTTGCACCGGCGCTGGGGATAGCCGGGCCTGTCACCCCGCAAATAGAAAGCCGAGAGCGGCTTCTTCTGCCGACACTTTCCGCAGACTTTCATCAGTACCCCGCGTCCTCGGCGGCCTGCGGGTCCGACCCGATCTTCTCGCCTTCGGTCGGGATCGCGTCGTCGTGAGCCGGCACGGCGCCCACCGGCGGCGGGGCGTGGAGCGCCGGACGGGAGCCGACGGCGCAACCCGGGTCGAGGCACGGCTGCGCGCGTGGCGGCGCCAACGCGGCCGGCGCCTGCGGCGGCGCGTAGGGCGGCGCGTTCTGCTGGCCGTAGAGCCCGGCGATGCCGCCGATCATGGCGTCGGCCTGCTTCATCGCGAAGATGCGCCGGAGCTCCGGATCCTCGCTGCGACCCGTCCACATGAGCCGCGCGACCGCGAAGGGCTTCTGGAGCTCCTCGGGCGTGTACGACCGCCGGATCCCCATGTCCGCGATGGCGCGGAGCTTGGCCTTCGTCTCGGCGTGCCGGAGGATGAACAGCCGCGTGTCGCGGAGCTGCGCCTCGAAGTTGCTGCCGTTCTTGGCGCGCGCCTGCATCGCGACGACCTGCGGGGATCCGTCCCGCATGTCGATCTCGACCGTGCCGGTCAGCTTGCGGAGCGACCCGTCGAAGTTCCGCACGAACCCGACCGCGACGTAGTGGACGTAGTGCGGGTCGCTGCCGTCGTCGAGCCGCCGGCTCGCCTGGTCGTCCCATGAGATCCCGGCGGCCGCTCCGATCTGCTTCAGGTTCGTGCCGTCGAGCCCGACCTTGCCACCGCCGACCGAGTAGCAGTCCTTCGGGTTGACCTGGACCAGCGAGAACGCGACCTCGCACCCCTCGGGCAGCGAGCCGCACACCGTCGCGGGCGCGACCAGGTGGTACTTCGCGCGCATCTCCGTGAGCTGCACGTTGATCTGGTGGGAGTCCCGCGTGGACGTGACCAGGACGTCGGCCTGCGGCGCGCGCGCCAGCGGCGCAGCCGCCCGCGCCGGTGCCTGGCCGTTGCTCCGCGGCTCCGGTGCGCGCTGGCGCTCCTCCGGCGCCTCGCCGCGACGCCGCGCCATCTCGGCGAACATGGCCTCGCACAGCTGGCGGTCCTTCGCCGGATAGCGCGCTGTTCCCTTCTCCAGCTCCTCGCTGATGCGCTTCGACCAGTACTCGAGCGTCGCGTCGCTCGCCTCTTCGATCGGGACACCCTTCTCGTTGCCCGCAGGCACCACATGCTGACCCATGATGTTCCTCCTACCTTTCGATCCGCAGGCCTACGCGGCCTGTGAAGCTCGCCACACCACGATCGCGCGGGTGGAGCCGCATGCCTGGTGCGTGCGCAGCTCGAGCCGCTCCTCGGCGTCTTGCTGGACGCCGACGAAGCGCGCGGCGCGCCAGTCGAACCAGACGCCACAGGAGCAGCGCACGAGCAGGCGAGCCGCGCCGCGCCTGGCTTCGACGAAATCGACACTGGGCACGCGCGCGGCCTTCCTGCCGGACCGGACCGCGCGACGAACAGCGCTCTCAGTCGCCGGCCACTGAATGTCCAACTCACGCAGCCGTCGCCCCGCGTCGCAGCAGCAGGGCACGGCCAGCGTTGCGGGCACGAGGATACCGAGCGAGTAGCCCAACCCGTCGCACATGACGCACTGGAGCTTCACGACTCCCCCTCCGCCATCGCGTCCGCGATCTGCTCCTGCTTCGCCTTGCGGGCCGCGTACAACTCGCGGGCCCGGTCGCGCCGGCGCTTCAGCCGAGCCGCGCGACTGACCACCGTCGGCGTGGCGTCGCGGCGGCCGTCCCAGTGGGCGCACGTCGGCACGACGCAGAGCTTGAGCACGCACACGAAAGAATCGTGCCAAGTGCCTCCAGTTTCCTCACGCTCAAGGTCGAGCATGCCGTGCGGACAGCGTGAGTCAGGCGGCATCGCTCACCGCCATTTCGACCAGACGCGCCGCAGCGCGCTCGAGGTTCAGAGAGTCCACGACCACGTGCCGCCGGCGCGTGTGCGCCGAGACCAGGAAGTTCCGCTTGGCCGGGTCCTTGTGCGCCGAGCACGTGATCCGCACATCGCGGACCGCGCCGTCGCGGGTCAGCGCCGCCAGGTCACCCCAAATGTCGTGGGCGCTCACGCCGCCCTCGCTTCCGGCCCCACGCACGCCAGAGCCTTGTCGGCTGCCTCCTCGGCCCAGCCGAAGTGCGCGGCCGCCGACCCCAAGTCCCCGCGGTGGATCTGACGGAGCGCATCCACCCACATCGCGCAGGCGTCCAGGTGTAGCTGGAGCGCCAAGGTCACGCGCCAGTGCGTCGTGCTCGGCTGGGTGAGGCACGCCTCCGCAGAGCACCAGCCAGCGTGCGCGCCGTTGTGGGACCCGCAGGGGCACATCACGCGCTCCTCCGGGCGCGCTGGTCCAGCACGGCCAACACGGCAGCGCGCGTCGCCACGCTGGGGGCGGCAACGCCGGCAAGACTTGCCAAGGCACACCACCAGGACGCATCCTGATCGCGGACCGCCGCCGCCACGTCGGCCGCGGAAACCTGCGGCCTCTGGTTCAGACTGTCGATTGCATCCACGAGCAGCACGGCCTTTTTCGCCCTTGCTGCCGCCTCATGCGTGGTAGGCATGAGGTGAACCTAGTTGTGAATGCACAACTTGTCAAGATACAAACGTCGTGCTGTGGCAAATAGCGACGCAACCAGGTTCAGGAAAGGCCCGACTAGCGCGTTGCTTGGCCTAGACAGCCGCCGCCGCTGAGCGTCTGCTCAGTACACAGGGAGGGTACACGCCGACCATGCTGGTGAGCATCTCAGAGGGGAAAAAGGGGAAGGTCGAGGCGCGCGTCTATTCGCGGCTCGTCGGGTCACTTCTGGCTGTTTTGACGGGCTCGGCCTCGTTCGTCGCGTCCCGCGCCGCCACCCTTGGCCTCGACCTCCGATTCGTCGGCGCGCCAGACCATGCGCTAGCCGAATGATGGTGTCGCCCGGGATGCCCACGAGGGCCTCACCGCGGAGCATCCGACTGATCCCGCCCTTGTCTACGCCAGAGTGCTCAACGAGCCACTTCTGTTCGCGCTTCCCGAGCGCTTCTGCGAGGCGAAACGGGAAGCCCTCGAGGTCGGGGTGCGGTTCTCGCGGTTTCTCGGCATCAGACTTTCGAGCTCGTGCCATGGCCGCACTTCCATCCGGGTTCTTACGCGGGCTCAATGGACACCGACGGTTGGGTGTTGACAACCGCGATCCGCGGTTGTAAACGTACAAGCGTGAATCGAGGCGCCGTGGTGCTGGAGAGGGAGAGGGTGGAGCGGGGCTGGTCGAACCAGCAGCTCGCCGCGCAGCTCCGCTGCGACGAGGGCACTGCTTCTAGGCTGCGTCGCGGCGTGTACCTGCCGAACCGCATTCTCGCGGTGAGGTGCAGGGACCTGCTCGGAATCGACCCCGGCCTGTGGGACAAGCCCGTGAAGAAGGCGGCGGCCTGATGCTACTCGCCGCTCCACTCTGTCGCGACCCAGCCGGTGCGACCTCGCTGGGCGCCCGAGTCCACACGGACACGGCGCTTCCCCACGAAGGTTCCGCCGATCACGGTGCAGGTCGTGCCGCTCTCGACCAGGAACCCGGAGCGGCGGCCGATGCGTTCGGCCTCGCCCGTGTCGCCGGCGCCCGAGGCCTTCGCCCAGGCGTCGAAGTCCGCTTCGGCCTCGAAGAGCGGGACCCGCCCCTGGCTTCCCGGCATGGCGAGACGGCATGGGCCCGTAGTGGCCTGGCCTGGACGCCCGCCCGAGCTCGGCTCGTCGCTCGTGAGGGCCACGAACCCGAAGAGCCCACCGACTCCGCACAGCCCAAGGGCGACGGCAATCAGGCCCAGCGCCCAGAAGGGCATGGCCGCGAACACGCCTCGTTTCTGCATCTGTTCTCCGTCCCGACTTTCGCCGACGCGGCCTGACCCGCCAACTGCTCGCCTGCCCAGGAGCCTCCCATGAGTGACCCTGCCAAGAGCCTTCGTGATCGCCTCGACGAGTTGAGTCGCCCGAGGCTCGCCAAGTGCGAACCGCCATCGCGGAGGGAGCGAGGCGAAACCCGTGCCGCCCAGTGCTTCGGCGGCGCGCTCGAGGCGTGCGGACTGTCCGCCCTGACCGCCGGCCCCGCGCCGCACGTCGTCAGCCTGGCCGAGGCGTACCGGGCCGCGATGCGCCAGGACGGAGCTGGCGCGCGGGCCGCCCTCGCCAAGTGCGCCGCCGAGCTCTTGGGGGAGGCTGACTGTGGCTGACTCCATCACCCGTCTCATTCTGGGGAGCGGGACCTTCGGTGCGATCCCCCTCAGCCGTCGCATTGGGATCTTGTGGCACTGCCGCGTCGAGTACAGCCCGAACCCGGTTCTCGCGTGGATCGGCAAGCGAGGAACGATCCTGAAGCGCTACCTACACGGCGCGCGACGGGTCGAGCTGGCTCCGTGGATGGAGACGTCAAGCCTGCTCGTCGAGCATGGGCTCGCAATCGCCTGGGGCGGCGCCTGCCCGGTCCAGGGCGAGGGCACGCTCGACGGCCGCGAGTGCTACTACCGCTCGCGGGGCGAGGGCTGGCAGTTCCACGTCGCGGGTCCAGACGGCGACGTGTTCGGCGATGACGCCTGGGTCTACTCCGAACGCAAGTACATCTTCCCCGACGGCGGCTGGGTGAGTCCCGCGGTCTCGGCGCGGTGCATCCGAAAGGCCGTGAAGCTGTACCGCGAGGGGGCCGGCCGTGGTTGACACGTTCGCACGCGGCGTCGCGTGGGCCCGGCCCACCCTGGACTCGATCCGGAAGGCGGTCGAGGCGCTGCCGCCTCCGCGGCGCCCAAGGTGGGGCTGCGCCACGTGGCCGTCGGCGGCCCGCCTCGTGGACGATCTACTCCGTGTCGCGGGCCAGGTCGGGACGCTCAACATCGGCCTGAGCTCTGCGGCTCGTGAGCACGAGGCGTTCTTCTCCTGGACCACGACCGGGCTCGGCGTGTGGCTGCACTCGAAGGACTTCGAGCTGCTCCGCACCGTCGTCACCTTCGACGCCTGGATGGAGCGAGAGGAGGCCGCCCTTGTCCGCCGCTGACTTCCTCGCGTTCTGGATCGTCTTCTACGCGGTGGCCTTCCGGATGATGGGAGGCCACCGTGCGCGGTAGCGGCTACGTCAACGCCTACGCGGAGAAGCGAAAGCGCCGCCCGCGGCAGGACGTGTGCGGGCACGCGCGGCGCGAGCCCGGGCTGTTCCTCGCGGCACCCGTGCTGGACGCGGCCTTCCTCACGATCACCCCGTACCGCTGCCTCGACTGCGGCCACACCTGGCTCGAGGTCAGCCCATGAGTCTTCGAGAGCCTGTCTCTCCGATGAAAGGAGGCCCGTCATGCGCGGCCACGGGGACGCTTCCGGTCCCCAAGGGCGGTCGTCTGGCCACGGCTGCTGGAAACGCCGCTACGAAGCAACAGTCGTCACCACAACTGAACGGCACCAAGACCGGGCAACGCCCGGCACCAAGACCGGGCGAGACCCGGACCATTCTGAAACTGAGTGAGGCCAGGCCCGGAAGGGCGGCGGCCGGGGCAGGGCCACGCGCCGAGGGTACGGCTCGGAGCGTGGCCCCAAGCCCGAACCGATGGGTGCGGCGACGCGCCGCGATGCGCCTGGCGCGGGTCTTCCGCGTCCTTGGCTCGCTCTACGGAGCGGCCTTCGACGAGCGGTTCTCGCGCGCCCTGCGCACTGACTTGGCGCGCCACGGCCTGGGTCGCCCTGACCCGGACGTGGCGGAGATGCGGGACTTCAGGAGGCATGCGTGAGCGAAGAAGCGACCAAGACTGAAACCGTGGTGGAGTGGTACCGGCGCCGGCAGAAGGACCAGCGCGAGCGCGCGGCGGCGCGCCCGAAGGCCCCGGGCAAGGGCGGCAGGCTCATCGCGTGCCCGCCCGGCAAGCGCCTGCGGAACGTGGCCAAGCTCAAGCAGAACCCTGAGCGCCGCCACGAGTACATCGCGACCGCGAACCACCCGCGGGTCGGCGCCGAGGTGAGGGCGCTACGCGGCTTCCACTTCAGCCTGTTCAAAGCCGACCGCCTCGACGCGCAGCTCGCGGCGAAGCGCCGGCGCCAGTGGGCCGACATCGGGCCAGGAATCCTCGCCTTCGCCGCGTTCTTCGGCAACCCGCCCGCGGAGGCGGCGGCGTGAGCTTCTGCCCGAAGTGCGGGTGCGACCTGGCGGCGGCCGCTCGCGCGCACGCGCAGGAGCCGCCGTGGGTGGGCGCGTTCATCGCGTGCCCGACGTGCCGCACCCCGCTCATGGGCAACGGGCTTCCGTTCCTCGAAGTCGTCGATCTCGACCGCGTCCCGCTTCGGATGCGCGAGGCCTACGACCTTCACATCGAGATGCTCGATCGCGTGGAGCGCCAGGCGCGAATCGACCAGCAACTTGCAGCGGCGCGACTTCACTGATCGGAGGGTACATGAGCGGTTTCAAGATCAACCTGGGTGCTGAGGTTCGCGACCGGGTGACCGGTTTCAAGGGCATCGTGGTGGCGCGCACCGAGTGGCACTTCGGGTGTCGGCGCTACGTCGTCCAGCCCCCGGGGCTCACCAAGGAGGGCAAGACTTTCGAGACCGGAAACTTCGACGAGGACGCGCTCGAGGTGCTCAAGGACTTCAAGAAGCCGACCGTCAACAAGACGGGCGGCCCTCAGCCGCGGGTCACGCGCGGGCAGGAGATGAAGCGCTGATGGGCTCCCTGACTCGGAAGCTCAGGCGGCGGGCCGTGAACGAGAAGCTGGCCGAGCTCGGCCTCGGCTCGGGCGGCCGTGGCGCCGCCCAGCTCAAGGCGGGGCTGGCCGCGTCCGACGCCGTGGATCTCGGCATGAGCGCGCTCGCGAACGAGACCTACCTGGTGGCGAAGCCGCGGCACATCTGGGACGACGTCATCGCGGTCCTGCGGAGGTGGCTCCCGTGGAACCCATGAACCGCCACCAGACATCGGGCTGGGACGACGACCGGGTCGCGCTGGCGCCGCGCTGCGGCAAGATGATGCGCGACACGCGCCGGCTCCTCCACCGCGACGGCGACCGCTTCGTCGAGCAGATCGGACGGGTCGTCGACCACCGGATCCGGTCGAGCCTCCGCTACGTCTCCGAGCTCTTCCAGCTCCGGTGCTGGCCGGACCTCCTGGCGCTCAACGTGTTCCCCAACCTCAAGGAGGTGACCGAGAGCTTCGGGGCCTTCAACGCGGTCCGGAACCACCTGAAGGACTGGGACCTTGGCGACCCGTCGATCACGTGCGTGGCGGTGGGCGACGGGGCCACGCCCCGCACCGGGGCCACGTTCGCGTTCCGGACCCGCTGGGAGTGCATCAGTGTCGACCCGCTCACGGGCCGCGACTGGACCAGGGAGCGCGTCGCGCGCCTGAGCCCGTCCGCCAGCCACATCGAGGACCACCTCGTGGTCGCCGACCGCGTGCTGGTGGTGGCGGTCCACTCGCACGCCAGGCTGCCGGCCACGCTCAGATCCATCGTGGCCGACCGCATCGCTGTCGTGGCGATCCCGTGCTGCGTCGCGCTGGAGCTGCCAGCCCCGCCCGACGTCGAATACCAGGACTTCGGCATCCTCTCACCCGAGCGCACCGTGCGGATCTGGAAGAACGCGGAGGGGCTTCGTGGCTAGCGCTGAGCTTGAACGCCTCCGCGACGAGATCCTGGCGCTGCCGCTCGAGCAGAAGCTCGACATGGCGCTTCAGCTCACGCGCCACCAGCGGTTCGGCATCGCGGCCGAGGTCACCCGGATCGCGCTCCGGGAGCTGGAAGCCAAGGCGGCCGAGCAGGAGGGGTTCCACCGTGGGCGCTGACTCCAAGATCGAGTGGACCGACGCGACGTGGAACCCAACGCGCGGCTGCACCAAGGTCGGCCCCGGCTGCAAACACTGCTACGCCGAGACGTTCGCGGAGCGCTGGCGCGGCATCCCGGGGCACGCCTACGAGCAGGGCTTCGACCCGCGGTTCGTGCCGGACCAGCTCGACAAGCCGCTCCACTGGAAGAAGCCGCGCCGCATCTTCGTCAACAGCATGAGCGACCTGTTCCACGAGGCCTTCTCGAACGAGCAGATCGCCGAAGTCTTCGGGGTGATGGCCGTTGCCTCGGGCAAGTTTCAACGCCCCGCCGATGGCTTCAAAAAGCTGGCCGGCGGGCTGCGGATGCCGAACGCGCTCAGTGGCCCGCACACCTTCCAGATCCTCACGAAGCGCGCCGAGCGCATGCGCAACGTGTCGACGTCCAGCAGGTTCCGGGACCTCGTGGCCAGCGCGGCGCATCGGTACGCGATTGACCGTCGCGACGCTGGATGGCTCTCCCAGTGCGTCAGCGGCCGACGGGAGTGGGGCAACCACTGCACGCTCGACAAGCTCTGGCCGCTGCCCAACGTCTGGCTCGGCGTCAGCATCGAATCGCGCAAGTACGCCCTCCGCATCGATGCGCTTCGAGAGGCCACCGCGGCCGTGCGCTTCCTGTCGTGTGAGCCACTGCTGGAAGACCTCGGAGCGCTCGACCTCAGTGGCATCGACTGGGTAATCGCCGGTGCCGAGTCAGGCCGCGGCGCCCGCCCGATGCAGGAGGACTGGATCCGTTCGCTGCGCGACCAGTGCGCCACGGCTGGCGTCCGGTTCTTCTACAAGCAGCGCGTCGAGGGCGGGCGGAAGGTCTCTCTGCCGCTGCTGGACGGGGCTCAGCACGCGGAGTTCCCGGAGGCTCGACGGTGAGCCAGCTCGGCATGCTGGCCGCGGCGCCGCCGCGCGCCGTCTTCTCGGACTGCGGGCTCTACCGCTACGCGCTCTGGCGCGAGTGGGTGCCCGAGCCCAAGCGGCGCTGCCTGTTCATCATGCTCAACCCGAGCACCGCGGACTCGGAGCAGGACGACCCGACGATCCGCCGGTGCATCGCGTTCGCGCAGCGCTGGGGATACGACGCGCTCGACGTCGCGAACATGTTCGCGTTCCGCACTCCGTACCCGTCGGAGCTGTGGCAGGCCGAGGACCCGGTCGGGCCGGACAACGACAGCTGGATCCGAAGCCTGGGCGACGTTGCCGAGTGCATCGTCGTGGCGTGGGGCAACAACGGCAACACCGACCGCGAGGACCACATCCTCGGCACGCTGCTCGAACGGCGTGAGGTCTTCTGTCTCGGGACCACGGGGCAGGGCTCGCCCATGCACCCGCTCTACCGCCCGGCCGACACCGTGATCGAACCCTACTGGAAGGCCCTCGACCATGCGTGAAACCAAGCGGATTGGCCGCGAAGCGGCCAGGTCCCTGCTCGCGTCGCAGGGGGTGGAGTTCTCGGAGCGGGCTCGCAACTATGAACTGGAGCGCGAACTGGACCGGCTCCCTGGTGCTCTAGGCCGGAGCCGATGGATCATCAACGAACCCTGCCCGTTCAACGGGCACTTCAGTCGCTTCGGTGAGCACCTGTCTTTCGAGGAGCAGGTCGCAGCGGATCGCGCTCTTCTTCAGCGACTCCGAGGGCGCCATGCGTGAGACCGAGATCGGCGCCGTGGCGAAGGGCTGGCTGGAGGGCCGCGGCCTGGAGGTCTTCCAGGAGGTCGTGGTCGACGGGCACCGCATCGACCTGGTGGGCCGGGCCCACGGCGTGGTCGTCGCGGTCGAGTGCAAGGTCAGCTTCGGCCTCGGGGTCATAGCCCAGGCGCAGCGGTGGATCGACGTCACCAGAGACCGGCAGGCCACCGAGTCGTGGGTGGCCGTGGGCGTTGCGGTGCGGGGCTACAACAGCGACGAGCGCCGGCTGGCGACCCACGTCTGCGGCGTGCTCGGGCTGGGCGTGCTCGAGGTCGATCCGCGCAGGCAGTTCCACCACACCAAGTGGAATGTCCGCCAAGAGCCCCTCGTGCTGTCGCCCAAGAACCTGAGCGCCTGGGACGCGAGGCTACACCCCGAGCAGAAGGACGCGGCAGAGGCCGGCACCAACGGCGGCGGCTACAGCACGCAGTTCAAGCGCACCATGGCGGAGCTGACCGAGTACGTGCGCCAGCACCCCGGCGTGACGACGGGCGAGGCTGAGAAGGCGATTCGCCACGAGTACAGCCGGAGCTTCATCACGCAAGCCCTGCCGCGAATGCTGGCCAGCGTCGGCCGCAGGCGCGGCCCAGCGCTCGCCGGGCTCCGCGTCGAGGGCAAGGGCGTCAAGGCCACCCTGTGGCCGCAAGAGGAGGGCGTGTTTTGAAAGGACCAGTCAAGCTCACCCCTGAGCAGGCGGCGGACGTCGCGCTCATCAACCGGCAGAACGCGCTGCTCTGGCTCCGGCGCGTCGCCGAGGCGCCCGATCGGCTCGCGACCCGCGACCTGCCCTGGCGTCACGTCTCGGTGAACGCGTGCGAGCTCCGGCTCTGCATCCACCACGCCAAGCGCCCCAGCGAGGACGCGGTCGCGTGGCTCCACGCCGTCCTGCACGGCTCCAACCTGGACGACATCGCCTACGCGAAGGCGGTCGCCGCAACCCTGAGGATCTGACCATGACGACACAACCCAACCGCGGCGACTGGATGCAGACCTACACGGGCCGGGCCTTCTGGCCCTGCGACCCGAACCCGGAGGACGTCGCGATCGAAGACATCGCGCACGCGTTAGCCCGCCAGTGCCGCTTCGCCGGCCACGTGACGTGCCCGCACTACTCGGTGGCGGAGCACTCGGTGCGCGCGTCCTGGATCGTGCCTGAGCCCCTCGCCCTGGCCGCGCTGCTGCACGACGCGGCAGAGGCCTACGTGGTCGACGTGCCGCGGCCCATCAAGGGGGTCTTGGGGTCGGTCTACAAGCAGTTGGAGCTGGGCGTCGCCCGAGCCATCGGGCTCCGCTTTGGCGTCGAGCTCGTGGACCTCCACCCGGAGGTCAAGCTGGCCGACGAGATCATGCTCGCGACGGAGGCCCGAGACGTCATGGCGGCGCCTCCGCGCCCCTGGCACCCCATGCCGGACCCCCTCCCGGTCGAGATCGTGTCCTGGTCCGCCGAGCACGCGGAGGAGGCCTTCATCACGCGCTGGCTCGAGCTCGGCGGCCGGCACATCGCGCGGAGGGTGGCGTGATGCGGGACATCGAGGACAGCTTCCCGCTCGTGGTGAGCTCGATGGATGCAGAGGAGCGCCTGCGAGCGGTCCGCAAGCTGCTCGAAGAGAACGGCTGCGAGTGCCCGTGCGACCACCACTGGGAGGAGCGCGGTCCCGAGTGTGAAGTGTGCCTCGCGTGTCTCGTCGGAGAGGCGGTCGGAAAATGAGCCACAAGGACGGGCGCGTAGTGCTGTCGGCGTGGGTGGACCCGGTCCTACGAGACTACGCGCGCGAAGCCGCAAAACTCGCCAATCTGGAGTTCTCCAGGTGGGTCGAGCGAGCCGTTCGGCAGACGATGGCGCGCGAGTCGGCGGATAGAGCGATGGTCGCCGCGAGTGAACGCGGCGAATGCGGGGCGTGCGGTTATGCGCCGTGCGCGTGTGATCAGCAATGAGTTCGTGCAGAGCAACGAATGCGAAGGCGTGTGTCGCGGCCGGCAGTTCCTGGGACGGGCGCGAGTGCCGGGCAGGTGCGAAGTGACCGAGCTCCTCCCCGAGGCCGAGATCGCGGCGCAACTCACGGGCGCGAGGCTCCAGCGTGGCAAGAGCAGGCAGGACTACGAGACCCCGCCGGCGTTCTTCAACGCGGTGGAGTCTCGCTTCGGCCGGATCATCCACGACCTGGCGGCGACCGAGGCGAACACGAAGGTGCCGGGCTCGTTCTTCTCGCCCCAGCAGGATGCGCTCCACCAGGAGTGGTGGCCACTTTGCTCGGCTCTGCCCACCGGCTGGCTCTGGCTGAACCCGCCGTTCGCCGACATCGGGCCCTGGGCCCGCCGCTGCTACGAACAGTCGCAGCGCGGCGCGAACATACTGATGCTGGTGCCGGCGAGCGTGGGCGCTAACTGGTACCGGGACTGGGTCCACCGCAAGGCCGGCGTGCTCGCGCTGAATGGGCGCCTGACGTTCGTCGGGTCGCCCGACCCGTACCCGAAGGACCTGATCCTCTGCTGCTACTCGGCCGTTCCGGGTGGCTTCGACGTTTGGACCTGGGCTGACCAGGAGTGAGGCGCGCAGCGCCAGGAAAGGGCACGATCATCATGGGAGCAGAACCGAAACCGCAACGCGGGGCCACAACCTCTCGCGCCAGGACGAGCGCCAGCTCGACCTGCCCAAGGTGCGCGAGGTGAAGCCCGCCGAACCCGAGACCCGCACCGTGGAGGCACAATGACCGCGCAGATCACATCCAGCGAGATCGAGGCCCTCGTCAGGGCGACCAAGGAAGCCAACCAGGCGAAGGTCATCGACCTGACCGATGGCAACGAGAACATGCTCGAGTCGGTCCCGATCCTGCTCAGGCCGACGACCAGCGGCGTCATGGCCGAGAGCATCAAGCGCTTCGTGGACGAGTGGCGCCAGGAGCCCGAGCGCCGCAACGGCACCGCGCGCGTCACGACGCTCCAGTCGTTCTGCGACCACGTGAACCGCTTCAAGGACGAGGACTCGGCCATCTTCGCACACGTCGTGGACGACGAAGCGGGGTGCGAGGCCTCCCTGATCGCGGTGCTCAACTACCACCGCGGCGGCGACGGTCGCCCGCGCTTCGGCGACCACCGCTGCGTCTACGAGTTCCCGCTCTCCGAGGAGTGGAAGGCTTGGCGCGATCGCTCCGGCGAGGCCATGAGCCAGGGCGAGTTCGCCGGCTTCATCGAGGACCGCATCCTCGACGTGGCCGACCCCGCCATCGCCGGCGCGGCCGCCAAGGCCATGCTGGCGGCCCTCGACACCAAGCTCGCCAACGCCGGGCAGCTCATGGCGCTGAAGCGCGGGCTCAGCGTCCGGGTCGCGTCCAAGGTCGCGAACGCGGTCGAGCTCTCGTCGGGCGAGACCCAGATCACCTTCGAGACCCAGCACACCGACGAGCGGGGCGCACCGCTCAAGGTACCGGCGGCCTTCCTCATCGCGATCCCGGTCTTCAAGTCGGGGGCGCGCTACCAGATCCCGGTGCGCCTGCGCTACCGGGTCAGCGGCGGCATCACGTGGTCGGTCGAGCTCTACCGGCCCGAGCTCGTCTTCGACGACGCGATCCGGGAGGCGTGCAAGGTGGCGACCGAGGCGACCGGGCTCCCGCTCTTCTTCGGGACGCCGGAATGACGGGACTGCCCACACGAGCCGCGGCGCCACGAAGGCTGGTGCCGCGGCAGCGGGCCCCGTTCGACCGCGTGGAAGCGCTCAGGTTCGCCGAGGCGGCCTGGGCGCTCCCGCCGGCGCGGCCGCACATCCGACGGCCCGAGCCGCGCGGCGCGCTCGTCCAGCGCTTCGTGCTCCCGCTCGAGCTGCTCCGGGTGCAGAACGCGACGCGGGGCGGCATCAACTGGGTCCTGGCGCTGCTCAAGGAGAACGTCGCGGCGGCCATGGCGGCCCAGTGCCTCCCGCGGCCCGCGCCGCTCCAGGGGCGCCCCCAGGTGCTGTGCTGCCGCTTCAGCTCGGTCGAGCCCGACCGCTTCGCTGACGGGTTCAAGGTCGCGGTGGACATGCTCTGCGTGCCGCCGCCCCCCCTGACCCGCAAGGGCACGCCGCGCCGCTACGTCCCCACGCTGCGGCTCGGCTTCCTCGTGGACGACAGCCCTCGACACGCCGACGTCGAGTGCTGGTGGGAGCCGGCGCCTCCGAAGGCCGGGCTCGGCGTGATCTCGATCTACACGGGAGACTGAGTATGCCCTGGCTGCGCATCGACGACGGCTTCGCCGATCACGGGAAGGTCGAAGACCTGAGCCCAGGAGCGCTCGCGCTCTGGGTACGGGCCGCGTGCTGGTGTCGCAAGGCGACGAACGCGCGCACCAATGGCTTCGTGCCACGCTCCAAGCTCACGACCATCCTGAAGAACCGGGTCGGGCAGGAGGAGGCCGAGGCGCTCGCCCGCGAGCTCGTGGAGGCCACCGGCGGAGGCGTCTTCTCCGTGGGCCTCTGGGAGGCGGCAGAGGGCGGCTGGAGGTTCCACGACTGGGGCTACTACCAGCCCGAGCGCGAGGCCATGAGCAGGTCGGAGGCGGCTCGCAAGGCTGGCCGAACGTCCGCCGAACGTCGCAGGCAGGCGTTCGGAACGGCACAGCCTCCCGTTAGGAAAACCGTTCGGCCGAACGAACCCTCTGGCCCGAGCGAGGAACCAGCAGAAAACACGCCACCCACCGAACGTCGTTCGAGCGACTCCCCGAACGACGTTCGGCCGAACGCCGCCCGAACGCTCCGAACTCCCGATCCCGATCCCGATCCCGATCCCGAAAGAGATCCCCCCCTACCCCCCGAGGGGGCGGGCGGGCCGGTTCTCTGTCCACGGGACCTGGCTCTGACCGAGGACCAGCGCGCCATGGCGGAGCTGAACCTCGGGATCCCGGGGTGGGCCATCGACGCGCTGACGACCCACCAGGTCGGCAAGTGGTGCGACGGCGAGACCCGCAGGCCGAGCGTGGCCATGTGGCGCCGGCAGCTCTTCGCGGCCATCCGGAGCGACTGGTCAGAGCCGACCAAGCGGCCGAAGAAGCCCGAGGCACCCGACGCCGCAACGCTCCGGGCCCGCGCCGCCCGCGACCGCATGGAGGCCGAGGAGCGGGCGCGCCTGGGCGGCCCTGACGTGGCTCCGGTGCGCGGCCAGGCCGAGGCAGCTCGAGCCGTGCTGGCCGGCGTCGTGGCGGCAGTGGGGGGCGGCGCGTGAGCCTTCGTGCCCCCTTCCCTTGGTTCGGTGGCAAACGGCGCGTCGCCGACGTGGTCTGGCGCGCCTTCGGCCACGACGTGAACAACTACGTCGAGCCCTTCGCGGGCAGCCTGGCGGTGCTCCTCGCGCGGCCAGGCGGTCCCGGCAAGATCGAGACAGTCAACGACCGCGATCGGTACATCGCCAACTTCTGGCGCGCCGTCACGGCCGAGCCCGAGCTCGTCGCGGAGCACTGCGACTGGCCCGTGAACGAGGCGGACCTGCACGCGCGCCACAAGTGGCTCGTCGCCGAGCTCCCGCGCCTGCGCGAGCAGATGCACACGGACCCGGATTACTACGACGCGAAGATCGCGGGCTGGTGGGTGTGGGGGATCTGCCAGTGGATCGGCGGCGGCTGGTGCGCCGAGCCGAACAACCACAAGCACCCGAAGCTCGATGGCATCGGCAAGGGCGTGCATTCCGAGCGTGGCGCTGGGCGCTCGCGCGCGGTGCGGTCACGCCAGCGGCCGAGCATCCAGGGCGACTCGACGGGCATGGGAGTCCACTCGGAGCGGGTTCCTCGCGACCACCGCGGAGAGGCGCCAAGCGAGCAAGCGAAGCGGCCGACCCTGGCCGGGATGGACCGCGGAGTACTCCGCGCGCAACTGCCCGATCTGGGCGTGGTCGGCGACAAGAACGGCAACGTCGGGACCGGGCGTGGTGTCGTGGCGAACGGCCTGCTCCGAGCGCACGAGCGAGCCCAGGGAGGTGCACGCCTTGCCCCGCAGACGTCATCTGGGGCCGGCGTGCACCTCCCTGGGCTCGGAAACGACCGCGGCATCCATGGTGTCAGCGCAGCACCCTGCACGGACTGGTTCCGCATGCTCCAGGAGAGGCTCCGCCGAGTGCGCGTGGCGTGTGGCGACTGGACGCGAGTGCTCGGCCCCAGCGTGCTCGGCAAGGGCAAGAACGTGGGGGGCCGCCGGCCGTGCGCGGTGTTCCTCGACCCGCCCTACTCGCATGAGTTCCGAGACCCTGGGCTCTACTCGGAGGACGACGCTAGCGTCAGTGCCCTGGCCCGCGACTGGGCGGTCGAGCACGGCGACGACCCGGACCTCCGCATCGCGCTCTGCGGCTACGAGGGCGAGCACGCCATGCCCGAGAGCTGGGCCTGCGTCGAGTGGAAGGCGGCGCGCGGTTATGCCGGCGCGGACAACGACAACCGGGAGCGAGAGCGGATCTGGTTCTCGCCCCACTGCCTCAAGTCGGGCACGCAGCAAGCCCTGTTTGCGACGGATGCCGCCTCGTGACCGCCCGCGTCCCGCCCCACGACCTGACCGCCGAGGGCGCCGTGCTCTCGGCGTGCATGCTCAGCCGGGAGGCCCTCGACGCGGCCCGAGACGTCGTGAACCCCGCGCACTTCTATGCCGACGCGAACCGGCGCGTGGCCGAGGCCATCTGGGCCCTGGACGACGCGGGCGCCCCGGTGGACGTCGTGGCGGTCGCGAGCAGGCTCAGCGACGCGGGTCGGCTCCAGCAGGTCGGCGGCATGGCCTACCTGGCCGAGCTCATCGACGCGACCCCAGCGGTGGCCAACGTGGCGCACCATGCCGCCCTGGTGCGCGGCAAGGCCCGGCTCCGGGCCGTCATCGCGGAGTGCCAGCTCCGCGCCGCCGAGGGCTACGGTGAGGTCGAGGACGTCGAGGCGTGGTGCGACCAGGTCGAGGCCGGCGTCTTCGCGGCGTCGCAGCGCGACGCGGATCCGGAGGGCCCGAGCCGCATCGACGAGCTCGTCAGCGCCGTCGTGACCGACGCGACGCAGCGCCAGCAGCAGGGCGCCCCGCCCGGCCCGTCCTGGGGCTGGCGCGACCTCGACACCAAGATCGGCAAGCCCAAGCCCTACGTCTACGTCGTGGCCGGCAGGCCGGGCATGGGCAAGTCGGCCTTCGCCCAGGGCATCGCCGTCAACATGGCGAAGCAGGGGCTCGGCGCCGGCTTCATCTCGCTCGAGATGCTCTCCGAGCAGATCGCGGAGCGCGCGGTTTGCGCCGAGGGGCGAGTCGACGCGAAGCGCCTCCGCGCAGGCAAGCTCCGCCCCGAGGACTTCAAGCGCTTCGCCGACGCGGCCGTCGAGGTCGGGAAGCTCCCGCTCCAGATCCGGTACCGCCCCGGCGCCACGGTCAGCCAGATCCGGGCCGCGGCCCGCAAGCTGTTCCGCGAGCTCGAGAAGAGCCACGGCGCCAAGCCCGGCGTGCTGGTCATCGACTACCTGCAGCTCATCGACGACCAGCGCGAGAAGGGCGAGACGCGCGACCAGGCGATCGGGCGCATCACGCGCGCCCTGGTTCGGCTCGCCGGCGAGCTCGGCGTGCCGATCGTCCTGCTTTCGCAGCTCAACCGCGAGGTCGAGAAGCGGCCCAACAAGCGGCCCGTCATGTCTGACCTGCGTGAATCGGGCAACGTGGAGCAGGACGCCCACGCGATCCTGTTCCTGTACCGCGACGACTACTACAACCCGAACAGCGAGGATCGCGGCCTCGCTGAGGTGGTCGTGGGCAAGGACCGCAACGGCGGCTCGGGCTGGGTCAAGCTCAAGTTCACGGGCGAGTACACGCGATTCGACAGCCTGGCACCCGTTGATCTGCCGGACGGGTTCGAGGATGACTTCGACGGAGCGGCGGACCTGATGGGAGCGGGAGCATGAAGAGCATCTTCGAGATCAAAGATGGCGACGCGATCGAGCCCGAGTACTCCATCCCGGGCACGGAGCTCACTCTCCGGGTGGTGGAATGCTTTCCGAGCTCACGCATGGAGGTCTACCGACGCGGCGCGCTGGACGTCGCACTGACCGACGGGCTGCGTCGCTTCGATGGGCACTCGCGAAACGCGGACACCATGAACAAGGTCGGCTCGTGGCTCCAGCAGCAAGCAGGGCACCGTGTTGCCTGAGTGCAAGCCGCACGTGGTGTTCCACCCGCACCCCGAGCCGGCCTGCGAGCTGGGCCAGTGGTGCGTCGCCCAGGCCGGCGCGTGGCTCGCCACGCCCGAGATCGATCGGCTCCGGGCCGGTCCGCTCTGTCGAGAACACCGCCTGCACGTCATCGACACGCTTTTGGCCGTCCCGCAGTGGACCGAACGGGAGGAGCCGGATGGCTCGGTCTGGCTCGTCCCGACGCCGAGCGCGCTGAGCCTGGCCCGGTTCCTCGTAGCCGATCCTCCGGGCTGGGTCCTGGTTCGAGGGGGGCGCCGTGGTGCCTGAGCGCCCGCGGGGCTACGCTTCGGGAGATGCCTCTGGGCCTCTCCCTCAAACTCACGTCCCGGTGCGCCAACTGCCACCGGGAGCGCGACATCGAGCTGAGCAGAGAAGCGAGTGGCGGGCGGGTCCTGCCCCTCGCGACCCAAACCGAGGGCGGCGCGACCTACGCCGCTGAAACGAAAGAGGCATGCGCATGCGGATCCAAGCGACTGATTCTGCGACTCCGGCACCGCCCAGCGGGCTGAGCCGGCCCTGGGGTGGTCGCGGTCTCATCGTCGATCTTTTCGCGGGCGGCGGCGGAGCCTCGACCGGAATCGAGGCCGCGCTCGGCCGCGCCGTCACCATCGCGATCAACCATGACCCAGTCGCGCTCGCCGTTCACAAGGCGCGGACCTCCGCGACGTGCCAAGGTGCCGGGTGCCGGGGTGGTTCGCGCGGGCCTGCGGGCGGGAAGGTCCGGTGCGCAGGCTGCACTGAGCGCCAGCGTGTACGTGAGTTGAAGGTGGCGGAGCGGATTGCGGGGGCGGCATGAACTCGATCGTGGTCTTCGGCGCGGGGCAGGTCGGGTCGGGCCGGCGCCGCCAGTTCGAGTGCGACGGCTTCACGGTCCAGGTCGAGCCCCATGAAGACGACGTGGCGCAGGCTGCGTTCACGAAGCGCCTAGCTCAGCTTGCCGGCGTCGTGCCGCGGGAGAAGCTCCGACTCCTGGGACCGGCTTACGTGCGGTTCGCGCCGAGCGGAGAGATGTTGCTCCTCGGGAAGCGCGAGAAGGGTCTCGCCCACTTCGGCTACGTTGTCGCAAGTTGGGAGAAGCTTTTTCGTGATTACGCAGTGGAGCCGGGCGGCTGCGGCGAGGACGAGCACGGCAAGTGGTGGGCGGTGGTGCCAAGCAGGGTGGAACCGTGACGCAGTTGCGCAATTACCAGCGCGACGCGGTCGCGGCCGTGCGCGCGGAGTGGAATACCGGCACGCGCGCAGTGCTGCTGGTGGCGCCAACGGGAGCCGGAAAGACGGTGCTCGGGGAAGAGTTGAGCTCCGACTGCGGTCCCGTGCTGTGGGTGGCGCACCGCCGTGAACTTGTGACGCAGACCGTGCGGCGCCTGGCGCAGCGGTTTGGGTCGCGCAACGTCGGAGCGATCATGACGGGAGAGCCGCTCGCGCAGCGCGCCCGCATGCAGGTTGGGACGGTTCAAACGCTTCTGGCTCGTGGGAGTTTCCCGGAGGCTGAGCGACTCGTGTTGGACGAGGCCCACCATTACCCGGCGACCGAGTGGAGCGCGGTGGCAGAGCGCTACAAGAAAGCCCAGATCCTCGGCCTCACAGCAACGCCCCAACGCGACGACGGCACCCCCCTAGGAGACGTTTTCGACGGGATGGTGGTGGCGGCCAACTATTCGGAGCTGGTGAGGGACGGACATCTGGTGCCGGCTCGGGTGCTCCAACCGGCGAGGCATCTTGGCAACGACATCGCGCAGGACCCTCTCACAGCGTGGGCGGAGCATTCCGAGGGCGCTCAGACGTTCGTGTTCTGCGCGCGAGTGGCGATTGCGCACGAGCTAGCCCAGCGCTTCCGCGACGCTGGCGTCATCGCCGAGACAGTTGAAGCCGATACGCCCAAACGGGAGCGAGACCGCATCATCGAGCGCTTTCGTGCTGGTCGCGTGAAGGTGCTGACCAATGTTTTCGCCCTGACCGAAGGCATCGACATACCGGAAGCGAGGTGCGTGATGCTCATGCGCTCGTTCGCCTTCGTGGGCGCCTACCTGCAAGCGGTGGGGCGCGTGCTCAGACCGGCAAAGGGGAAGCCGGACGCAATCGTGATCGACCTGGTCGGAGGCACGCTCAAGCACGGACTGCCAACGCGCGATAGGGCCTACTCGCTCGACGGGCGCCCGATATCGGGCGAAGGCGAGCGGCCAGAAGGGGAGCGCTCAGAGTTCGAGCAGAGAGTTGTGGGCGTGCCGCTGCGCGTGGCCGCCGAGGGCTCACATGTGGAGCGCGCAGCGCCAGTGGCTTTAGCGCTAGAGCAGGAGCACCGGGTCGAGTTCGAAGCGGCAGCGCGAGCAGCTCCTGCGAGTTTCGCGCGGATGCGCCGGGTGGAACTTTTCGGGAGGAGCACATGATGCAACTACAGCACGTCGGCAATCGTTGGGATAATATCCGCTCACTGGGACATGCTGCCCTGTTGGCCGTTGAAGAGTCGGGTGACGAGCGCGGCGCACTAGTCCGAATAACATCGGACTGGATCAACGCGTTGTTGGACGCGGGGGCTATCCCCAACCCGACCGACCAGGATGTCGCCCAACGGATCGCGGCCACCCACGCGAGGGCGGTGCGGTGCGCATATGACTGGGCGCGCAGCGCGTTCGCGATGGTGATGCCATCTGAGCTCCTGAGTGCATCGCTGATGGCGACAACGATGCCGGCAGACTGTGTGCCACACCTGGAAATGCCGTGGCAGACGTGGGTGATTCCTTTACCCAAAGAGCAACTCTACGTGCGCAACATGTGGCACTTCGACGACGACGGAAGCGAAGAGACTCGTGATCAATGGGTCGAAGCCATTTGGGTCTTCAATAATTACGCAGGAGCAACGGAAAACGGTGCCAAACGCGTGGCGGGCAAGGTGATCTACTGCCAAGTCGCTGGGTCAACGTTTGCGGGGCCGAGAATCGCAGTCAAGGACTGGAGTGAACTAGCCGAGATGGGAGATGTCTTGGAGCCCGTGCCAGATGCGCGTGAAGCTTTAAGCATGGCTGGGCGGTTGGTTTTGGGATGCGTCGCTGAGTTGAACAACTCCGGTATTAGCCACCAAACGGTGCGCGACAAGACGATTAGGGAGAAGCGCGGATTACCTAAGTCATGGGTCTTCCGCCTCACTCGACCGGTGAAAGTGGACTGCAGAGAATGGGTACGGCAAGCCTCGAGCGAGAAGCTGAAGGAGAAGAGGAAACTACCCACAGTGCAACGATTGGTTAGGGGACACTGGAAGCCGCGGCTGAGCGAGCGCATTGGTCGACTGGTCACCGTCGCGCCATATTGGAAGGGTCCAGAAGACGCGCCGGTCGCAGTGAGTCCTCACATCCTATGACGCTCCACGTCCACACCGCCCGCTTGGGCTGCCGCGAACCGGACCAGCGGGCGGGGTGTCGAATGCTAGGCCAAACACCCATGAAACCCCTTGCATCGCGCGCCGGTGCGGCGCAGATGTTCAGTATGGAAACCGAGCTTCCGCCGGTTCTGCGACGGTGGGCCAAGGAGGAGACGGAGACGCCCGAGCGCGACTGGAACGCGGTCTGGGACGAAGCCGACGCGCGGTGGCAGCAACAGATCGCGGCGGAAGAGTGGGAGGAAGCCGTCAGCGAGTATGCGCGACGACCAAGCTTCGGCGACCAGCCACGAGCCGCGACTCAGGTAGCGGTCGCGCGGCAGCGCGCGCCAGGTGACCTGAGCACACGGGCATGGGAGTTGATCCTGGGCGCGTTCGGCTGGGCGTGCGCGTATTGCGGCGACCGAGAGCGTCTGCTCTGCCTGGACCACGTTGTCCCGGTGGCGCGCGACGGGGCCACGGACGCCAACAACGTGGTGCCGGCATGCGCCGCCTGTAACGCGCTCAAGGGGGCCAAGTCTCCCGAGGCTTGGCTTGGCGAGAGCGCAGCGCTCTTGCATGGGTTTCTGGCGCGTGTTGCGAAAGCGAACGCGGCCGGCTGGTGTGTCGAAAAGGAGCTCCACTGATGCTGCAAGCCATCAAGCTAGAACCGCTGGCGCCCGCGCCGGCATCGATTGTCGGGTCCGACTGGGACGACCTGAGTTGGTACTTCCGCACCGGCGGCACCGACGTGTTTGCCGCGAGCACCAGCGGGGCCCAATGGGAGAGGGCCTCCCTGTTCTCGCGAAGCTGGCGCGCCTGTGAGCGATGCGGAGGCGACACGGCAGCGGGCCGCGCTGGTCTCGGGTTCGTTCCGAGCAAGAGCCGAGGCCGCGTCCCCAGCGCGCATGAGGCGGAGCTTCTGAGGCTTCTCGACCTGTACGTCGACGAGCTCCCGCCAGCGGCCGACGTGGTCTGCTCGGCCTGCGGCGGGCGCGGGATCTTAACAACCGACCATTGTCACGTCGACGCGGGTCGGGCGCTCACGGCGAGGCCGACGGGCTCAAGCGTCAAGAGCGACATGGGCGGTAGCGTCTTGCTCGACGACGCCTCGGTGGCGAAGCTCGGCCGGGTCACGGCTCTCCTGGCCGCAACCCACGCGGCCGCGCCGCGGGCCGCCCAGGTGCTTGCCGGCTACTTCAGCCCCGAGTGGAGCTACGACTCGGACCAGGACGAACGCGAACGCCAACTCGCCGCGGCGCCCAAGTCGCGCCGCATCGCGATCAGGAAGCGCCGCGACGGGATCTGTGGGCTCTTCGGCGTCTGGCCCCTGACGCCGGCCGGGAAGACGCTTCGAAAGGCGTCCCCCAAGCTTCACCCGCTTGCCGCCCTGGCGAACGCAAACGCGGCCCAGCGCTCGAAGCCAGAGCGAAGACGTGGAGCACTTCTCGCGGCCGCCGAGACCCAGGCCGCGGAACTCTTCGAGGAGGCCTGCCGGGTCTGGAACGGGTGCAGCCGAGAGCGCCGACGCGCCCAGTCGCGAGCCGCCGTGAGGTTGGTGTGAGGAAGCAACTCCTGACCCTGGCCGAAGCCCAACGCGAGCTCGGGTGGAACGGTCCACGGGGCCGACGTCTCAAGCGCTACCTCGACAAGCGCGAGAAGAAGCTCGGGAAAAGGATCATGCTCCGCATGGGTCCCAAGAGCGGCACCGGCTGCCGCTACGGCGTCACCATGTCCGCGCTTCGGCGCTGGTGCCCGGAGCTCTTCGCGGAAGAATTGGGAGCCAGCACTTTTCGCGAGTACATCAAGGGGATCGACGAGCGAATCGGCAGCATTGTGGCTCGGCAGGTAGCTGATCACGTAGAGCCCAGGCTCGAGGAGCTCTGGCGTCGCGACGAGACTTTGGCCAACAATATCAACCAACTGGCCGAGCGCGTACAGACCATCGTGGGGCTGGCGCGAGTGCCCGCGAGTGCCCGCGAGTGCCCGCGGCCTACCCTGTAGGGTGTGAGAGCAGCGGCAGACGCAGACTAGCTAGTCTAGCTCGTCTGCTCAGCTAGTCTGACCGAGGGCGAAGCCCGAGGTTCTGAACACCTACACACCTTCAGGCGACAAGCCGGGATCGCCTGCGCGCACGGCGCGATTCAACCCGGCGTCCAGGTTTGGCGTAGAGGCTTCCACCACCCGACAACAGGTTCAAGGTGGCCTCACGCCCCTGTGACCGTTCACGAGGGTGCGAGCAATGGCGGCCGCAAAGCGAAAGCGCACCAAACCGGCCCCGGCCGGTCAGCCCGCGCGACGCAGCAAGAAGGATCGTGTCCGAGACATCACGGAGTTGATGGCTTCAGGGCAGTGGGTGACAGGAGTCACGGGTCCACAACTCGCCGCGAAGTGGGGAATGAGTCTCGACACGATCGAGCGCGACTCGGCCGAAGCGAGCCGGCGCGTCCGTACCGCGGTCGAGGAAGACGAGGGGCTCCGCTCCAGGATCCTGCTGACGCTCGAGACCATCACGCAGCGCGCGATCAAGAAGAACCAGCTCCGTACCGCGGTCGAGGCCGCGAAGGCGCTGGCCGGTGTCTCGGGGGTGGAGGCGCCCAAGAAGGTGGAACTTGGCGGCTCGCTCGCAGACTTCCTCTCGCTCGGAATGGGAGACGGGAGCGAAGAGACTCCTGGCGAGGTGGGGACCTAACCCGGTACTTTGCCTCGACGAGCTCTGCGGGCTGAAGCTCTGGCCGAAGCAGGCCGCAATCGCTCGCTCGATCGTCGAGCACAAGCGCACCGCGTGCAAGAGCGGTCATAAGGTCGGCAAGAGCACCTCGGCTGCGGGCATTGCGCTCTGGTGGGTGCTGACCCGCTGGCGCGGCCGCGTCATCTTGACGGCTCCGGCCGGGCATCAGGTGCGCAACATCCTCTGGCCCGAGGTTACTCGACTCTACGAATCGGCTCGCGTGCCGGTCGGTGGTCGACTCAGCCCGGACCCGGCCTACGGGCTCAAACTTCCGGGCAACCGGGAGATCATCGCGGTCACGACCGACGAGGTCGCGAAGGCGGCGGGTCTCTCGAGCCCAAACCAACTCATCATCGTCGACGAGGCGAGCGGCTACGACGAGGATCTTTGGCCAGCGCTGTTCGGCAACCTCGCCGGCGGCGGCCGGATCCTGGCGACCGGCAACCCGACCCAGACCAGCGGGACGTTCTACGAGGCCTTCACGGAGAAGGCTCACCTCTGGAACACGTTCACGATCTCGTGCATCGAGACACCGAACGTCATCGCGAACCGATGCCTGATCCCAGGCATTGCGATGCGCGACTACATCACGGAGCACCTCGACGAGTACGCCGGGATCCGACTGGACCCGCAAACCTGCACCCACGCCGAGCTCGTTGCCGCTTTGGAATCGGCGGGTGAATCGCCGTTTCTCGACATCCGGATCCGGGGTCGCTTTCCGGTGCAGGGTGATCATGCCGTGGTGCCACTCACACTCGTCGAGACCGGCAAGCTCCGGTGGGCGACGACGCCGGCGACCGACGGTCTCAGTTTGGGCGTCGACGTGGCGCGTACCGGCGACGATGACTCGGTGATCGCGCCGCGCCGAGGCAACAAGCTCTACCCGCTCGAGCCCCACCACGGGCTCGACGGCCCCGAGTTGGCAGCTCGGGTCGTTGAATGCGCGAACCGCCTTCGACCCAGACCCTCGGACCGCGTGCGGGTGAAGATCGACGAGATCGGGGTGGGCGCGAGCCCATACGACTGTCTGGTGGGCATGGCGTCCGCCGCGAACCTCGAAGTGATCGGGGTAAACGCAGGCGCGGCCGCCGATGACCCGGAGCGCTTCAGAAACAAGCGGGCTCAGATGCACTTCGCGGTGCGCTCCTGGCTCGCTGATGGTGGCGCCTTGCCGCCGAACGAGGGCAAGCTCTACGCCGAGCTCGTCGCCGCCAAGTTCTCCTTGGACGAGCGCAACCGCTACGTCGTCGAGAAAAAGGACGCGATCAAAGCGCGCTTGAGGCGCTCACCAGATCGCGCCGACGCGGTCGGGCTCGCTGTGTATGAGCCGCCAACGTTCGATCTGGAGATCATCCGAGGTGCCTCACGGTTCGACTGACCGAAGTTTCCGAACTCTGACCGAGTGACCATGGCCGACAATCAGAAGATCGTCGGCAAGACCATCGTCCAGCCGAGCGTCCGCTCGGGCACGACGTGGTCGCCGGCCCTCATCAAGACCGCGCTGCTCCAGGCCGACTCGGGCCAATTCCGAACCCTGGCAGACCTCTGCGACTGGGTGCTCGCCGACGACCGCGTCAGCGCGGTCTCCAGAACCTTCGTTGGCGGGGTGCTCGGACTTCCGATCAGCTTCGAGCCGAGCGGCGACGGCCGCCGGCGCGGCCGAGCCGTCAAGGCGCTCGAGGCCGATGAAGACTTCTGGCGCATCGCGCCCGAGGACGAGACTTTCCAGATCTACGCCTGGGCGCTCCTGCTGGGATTCCAGTGGGCGCACCTGGAGCACGTCCAGGACGGGAAGACCGGGCGAATCCTGCCCTGCCTCCGGTTCTGGCACACCCGCAACGTCCGGTTCGACTGGACGACGCGCCGCTGGTTCACCCGCATCGACGAAGGCCTCGCCGAGGTCGAGATGGTGGACGGCGACGGCGAATGGGTCATGTTCAGCCCCTACGGGCGCTTCCGCCCCTGGGCCCACGGGCTCTGGCGCGGCACGTCGCGCTGGGTGCTGCTCAAGAGCTACGCCGAGGACGACTGGGGCCGCCACAGCGAGAAGGCCTCGATCCTCACTGTCGAGATCCCGCAAGGCGTCAGCGTCAGCGCTGAGCAGCGTAAAGAGCTCGCGGCCGACATCTACGGCATCGGGCGCAACGCAGTTTTCGCCCCGCCAGCGGGCATCAAGGCTGGGCTGCTCGAGGCCAAGGCCAACACCCGCGACCTCTACCTGGCGCAGGTCGAGGCCGCCAACACCGCGATCGCGGTGTCTTGGCTCGGGCAGAACCTCACGA